GAAGTCATATTCCATATCAGACCATAAATGAGGTTCTATCCACACACCACCACCTGATGTCATTTCACTAATAGCTCTTTCAGACCATTCAGCGTAGTCTTCATACTGATAACCATCTTGTGATACATAAGGTCTCTCATCATGAGTACACCAGTATATATCATAGCTATCAGCTGTTGATTCACTGTATATTTTTAGTATATGGTTCTTATCACACCAGTCAGTTGTATTATCTAGGTTTCCGCCATATTCTGATTCGATGTACTCGATCAGCCAATTAGCATCTGGTTCCTGCATTATTCCATCGCTCTCAAGAGCTTCAATAATAATATCATCTGTTAGTAACTCCATTATTCTTCGATTAGCATTCTGCCACCGTACATAATGTCTTTGGCTGTTACATCACTTGTATAAAGACCTGCGTAGGACAATAGGGCACTAACATCAGATACTGATAGTTCATGCCATAATACACTACTCATGAGTTTATACTTTAATCTTTTAGCGCTGTCATATTTTCTAGCACTAGCTTGCAACTCTGATTTAAGACTAGGTTGCAGTAAGTCGTAGATTGATTTCATTTTACTCATTGTTATTATATTTAATTGTTTGTATATATATTATCCGACTATTGTCGTATTTAATTTGTATTGAGGACGTGGCGGGAGTCGAACCCGCACCTTAGTACCGTAGCACGTCCATAACCTCTCTTGTTTTCATCACAAGGCCTACTGTGTATTCCCGAGAGGCGCCACCATGGGATTCCCTGGTTAGCTTAGTTATATATTTTATTAGACTTACATACCATCCACTCGCAGTTAGTAGGCTTATGTCCTTTTAAAGTCATTAAGTCTTCATAGTCTTCGCATTGTAGATCTGCTCGTCTAATATTGTACATGAATACTCTGCCTAATTCAAAGTCTAGTATCCATAGATAATTTCTTGCGTCAGAGTTTTCTATTACCTCTAATCTTTCTTCGTCTTGCATTTCATGCCATTTCTTTACTGAATCACTCATCGTAATATTTATTAGTTGTTACATCTAGTTTGTTAGCGATGTGGCGAGCGACCAGTCTCATAAGATAACTATGAGTGTCGTTTGTAAGTGGGGACTCAGCATCTTTAGGTAGAAACTGACCGACTTGCCAATCACTTTGTTTGTATATTTCTTCTATTATATCTGTAGCTATTTCTTCTGCTACTATATTCATTTGTTTTATTACTGCCATATTATTATCTTAAGCATGTTCCATAACCTCTACGAGCGCCAAGCTTTCTTACACGTTTCGCCTGTTCTTTCGGCATAATTTGTATAGTGTTACCGGTTTTATGGTATGTAAGGGATATACAGCCATAAGGTTCTACTGTGCTACAGTCGACGCAAGAGGTGTACCCAAGTGCGAGGCGCTGCGGAGGTATTATATTTTTACATTTACATTTTGTCATACAATTATATTATCCAACTGTATTTGTATTTTGTTTGTAATTCTTTAGATAGTATTCTAACATATAGTTTAATCTAGCAAGACCTGAATAGATTCTAGCTCTTGATATAGTATTATATGTTTTAGTTACTGTCTTATTTCCTTCTAAAAATACCCACTTTTTCTTTCTTTTATATGTAGGATTTAGTTGATAAGGTGAGTAGCAACCATTTTGTTTTCTAACATAACCTGTTTTGAAACACGCTAATCTTAATTTAGGAAACTGATTTGGATTTACTCTTCCATACCTTGTTTTAGGTGCTAGCGAAGATACAGGAAACTCAAATTCTCTTGTACCATTGATCGCTTGTCTTTGCGTAGTTACTTCTTTAATATTGTATTTAATAAGCAATTGTCTCGCAAAAGCGTCTTCTAACATTTGCTTTTCTTGTTGCCAAGTATATTTATACTCGCCGTTTTCTAGTATTCTCATAGTTATTTATTAAATTGTTGCATCCACTCCCAGTCTTTACCGAAAGTTTCAGGTGCATATTTGTTATATAGTTCGCATAATTCTTTTGTCCAACCACCTACTGATTTGACTTTATCTTCAATAATATCACGCTCCATTCTGCCAGATTCATAGTATCTGTTGTCATCACTCATCATATAAGTGTGGTCATGACACTCAAACATTTCTTCGAGTGATAAATCTTTAAAGTATCTTGGTTTATTCGACATAGCTAATTCCGTTTATAGTTATATATTTACGCCACTCTTTTGCATAAGGTATTCTTTCATGTAGAACTCCATCAACTAACACGTGAGTAGGCACACCGTGTACATTATGGTTTATATATTTTATCTTTTTCATATTATTATTATCCAACTATTTTTGTATTTAAATTGTAATTTCTATTAAATCTATTAAACCACTCATCTTCAATCATCATTATTTGTTGACGAGTAAGTTTAATAATCTTCTTACTTGTATGTTTTCTATAACGTGCCATAGTAAACATCAGTATATTCTTCAACAGTTACCCACTTATTTATATCGTGTGAGTAAATCATGCCATCAATCACATGCTCATCAGCAAATGACCATAGTTTCTCGTGTGTGTGTTTTCTAGTAGTTGTCATAGACAAGTTGATTTACGTGAGATTTCTCTTCACTGGTTAGTAAATTGTAGTGTTTGTTATATATTCTAAACGCTACTTTTAATTTATATGTATTTATATGTGCCATAGTTTAATTTTAGCATGGACAAAATATCCATAGTGAGATGTATAATATGTAGAATATTAATGCTACAAATACAAAGTTTATTATTATATCTATTATTTTATTCTTTTTCATCTTATTAATATATTAGCAGTTGCACCTTCGAATATAATAGCATAAATCATTATTGCAATTCCAGTAAATGCTAGTGTGCCAAGTGCACCGATGAATAGTTTGATTGCTACATTAAGAGCAATGTGAGTGAATTTTCTCATAGTTAATTGTATTTAATTGTTAGTACTAGTGTGTGTAATCGAAACGCACCTCTGCTCCAAGACTAGTTATTCAACTGTATTTATACTCGAGAGAACTTTGAACGCCGAGTGAATAAAGAATTAGTTATTAAACTAACTCTTTATCTCTAAGTACTAAAGGTATATTGTTAGTAGCAGTATACGATTTGTACTTTAACCAACATGGTAGTGTAGTTAGTGTATCTTTCATTATTGAAAATACTTTGTCGTGATTGTAAGTTATCTTGTCACCTTTTTTGTTAGTGAATTCGAATGTTACATTTTTACCGATTAGTGATTGTCTTACGACAAATCTTTTAGTGATTAAGTTACTCATAGTTATTATATTTAATTGTTATTATTAGTTACATTTATATTATCCAAGTTGTATTGTATTGTATTTGTAAAAGTAGTATGTTTGTTTATTAGTAGTTTTAATGTTAGTAGTATTCCGCACACTCTCACAACTTCTAATTTTATAATTCATAATTATTACTTTTTACTTACATTATTATTATCCATTTAGTATTGTAGTGAGTTTGTAATAATATGTGAAATGTTTTTATAAAATGAATATAAGTAGATGAGCGAGGTGAGCATAATAGTTAACATGTATTACAGAGTAAATACGAAAAATCAAGGATAATAAGGGTATAAGCTGGCGGGGCTAGCTAAATAAAAGGCGTTTTCCTATATGGCATGGTGGTGGAGGGGAGGGGAGCAACACAAACTATCTAATTATCTTATAATTTTTTTTATGACAGTAGCCTTATAGAGTACCCTAGTAATAGGCTAGTGTCACTATAGCTTTAAATATCACTTTTTACGTGTAATTATATTGTATATGGCAAGAGCAAATTCACAAGGACTGAGTCCAACAGCATTAAGAGCAAAGCGAGCTAGAGATTTAGCAGCAGCTAAAACACCTAAACGTAGAGCCCGTAAAGCTGAGAACCAGAGGATAGGTCAAAAACCAGGATCTGACTTGCATCATACATCCAGTGGAACAGTAATACGCACATCGATAGCTTATAATAGAGCTACACATGATAGAGGCGAAGTATAATGGATTTTATACTATGTTTATTATTAGTTGTGTTAAGTTTTGTCTTCCACATGGTAGTGTATGAAGATTAACCTAATTATTAACCCTTAAAAAACCAAAATTATGACGTTTTTTTATTCGACTAGAACGTGGAATAGTCAACCACAAATTACCGATGAAACCATTTCTTGGTGGAAACATTTATCTACTAAGAAAAACTGGAGAATAGTTCAGTTACCAAATGGCTTTTATCAAACCGAATACCTAGATTTAGATGAAAACTGGGTAGATGTTACAAGAAGAGAAACAATTGAATCAGCTGAGGCTGCAATTGATGGTAGCATCGAACATTACAACAAAAAGTTAGAGTTCACAAAAGGACCTAAAGTTGTAAAAACATTTAAATAGTAACTAAATAAAATATAATTTAATGGAATTTAATAACCCAAGTCAATTGGTCAAGCATCTTAACTTTGGTGATGATGCTAATGACAAAATAATGAGTGGTGTAGATCAACTAGCTAAAGCTGTTAAATCTACACTAGGTGCTTCTGGTAAATGCGTTATATATGAAGATGCAACAGGAAGACCGGTGATTACAAAAGATGGTGTAACCGTTGCGGAAAGCGTAGTCTTATATGATCCGGTCGAAAATATAGGTGCAACACTTATAAAGGAAGCAGCTAAAAACACGGTGAAAGAAGCTGGAGACGGTACCACAACGGCTATCGTCTTAGCTGAATCACTACTAAAAGAAGTAAATAACAGCGATAATGTACGAGAAATTAAAGAAGGTATTAACTCAGGACTTGAAAAAGTTAATAAATACCTTTCTAAACACTCCAAAGCAGTATCTGGCGATAATCTTAAATACGTATCAACAATAAGTTGTAACAATGATAGTGAATTAGGTGGTATTATAGCCGATGCTTACACGAAAGTAGGTAAAGATGGTGTAGTATTGATGGAGGAAAGTGAGACGGATGAAACTTATACAGACATCGTTGAAGGTGTACAGTTAGAAAATGGCTTAACATCGCCATATTTTGCTACAGACACTGAAAAACAAAAATGTGAATTAGAAAATCCGCTAATTTTAATAGTTTCTAGTGAAATTCCTAGTGTTAGGAAGATACAAAACATACTAGAACATGTAATTAAGAATAATAGATCGCTTTTAATAGTGGCTACTGTTGCTCAGCAGGTAAAATCTGCGCTTTTAATGAATAAAGTTAAAGGTAATATAAAAGTAAACATTATAAATCCACCAGGATTTGGCCCAACTAAGCGAGATACTATAGATGATTTAGCTATTTTAACAGGGGCTAAGGTAATAAATGAAGAATTAGGTGACGATTTGGATCTAATTCAACCAGATTGTCTTGGTGAAGCTAAATTTTCAATAACTGACGATAAAAATACAGTTATAACTACTTATAATGTACAAGAAGACATAGAGGGTAGGGTAAAAGAGGTTAAAAAGCTCATAAAAAATGAAAAAAATGGCTTTTTAAGAAAAAAATTAGAAAATAGACTTGCTATGTTATGCGGTTCTGTTGGTATTATACGTGTTGGTGCTAATTCTAAGGTAGAATTAAAAGAAAAGAAGGATAGAGTTGAAGATGCAATATACGCAGTTAAAGCCGCTTTGCAAGAAGGTATTGTCCCAGGTGGCGGTATCGCTCTTTTAAATGCTGCAAATAACATAAAGTTTGATAATATTGGGGAGAATATACTAGCTACAGCAATTCAAGCACCATTTAAAACCATTATGGCAAATGCTGGTATTGAAAACTACGATACGCCTAAAGATTTAGGTGTTGGGTACAATGTAATTTCCGGTAAACTAGTTGATATGGTTGACTCTGGTATCGTAGACCCCGTCTTAGTTACAAAGACAGCACTAAAAAATGCAGTTAGTGTTGCAACTACTATATTTTCTGCAGATTGTGTAATTAATAATATAAGAGTAGAAAATGCGAGCAGTTAGTTTATATATAGTAGTAGAAAACATAAAGCTAAAACCTAAAACAATAGGTGGCTTAGAAATATCTGATAACATAGACAGTGACAATAGATATTTAAAAGGAAAAGTTATTAGTAAAGGTGATCTTTGTCCTCCAGATGAGGTTTTAAAAGTAGACGATATTGTCTATTATGACAAACATGCTGGCCACGAGATAACATATAATAACAAACAATACTATGTCATGACTATTAAAGACATAGTTTTAGTAGAATGAGATTAAGTGCATCCGATCTCAGAGAATTAAATATATTTAAGTATTACAGGCTCGTTCGTAAATGGGCTTGTAAAACTTATAATTTAAAGGATGCAGATTTAGAATTATTAATATACTTAGACTGTAAAGGTAAATTTACACGTCAAGAATTCATAGATGGTGTATACACTATGTCTTGGGATAAAAACCGCTGGGAACGTTTAAAACGCGAAGGCTGGATAGAGACATGGAGACACCGTAACCGCACTTCAATAAAATATAGCATTTTTAAGACATCATTTAAATGCTCACAACTAATCACAAGAATATATAGAATCCTATTAGCAGAGGAAGACTTACCTACATCAGAACGTAGTATTTTTTATAAAAATAATTCGTATACTGATAAGGTGTTTAATAAGGCTATAGATGACATGTTAAAAGATAATACAAGATAATATGGCAAAACCTATTACAAATAAAGTAAAAACAGGCCAAATACCTGTAATTAAGAAAGACTTAGACAGTGGTGTCATAGCTGAGGCTAATAATGACGGTACTATATATTTAGACAAGTCTGTTAAAAATGACAGCCCTCTTGCAAAAGAAGCTATAGCACACGAAATGGTGCATATGGATCAAATGGCTAGAGGTGATCTAAACTACAATGACGATAAGGTTTTTTGGAAGGGTAAAGAATATGACCGCGACGATATGAACGAGGGGTCAAAACAATTACCATGGGAAAAAGAAGCTTACGATAAAACTAAAAATATGAAAAAATCCCCAAACAAATACTCTCTTAGTAAAGGTGCAATAAGGACCAATAGAGATGTAGTTACTACTAAATTAAGAGCTGATGCTGATAAAACAGCAGCTATAGGCGCAGCCGTAGGTACGGTTACTAGTAAAATACCTAGTTTTGACGACTATGAGAATCAAAAAGATAATGATGTTGATGTAGGTACAGATGATCTAGTAACAGATTCTGGTGCTAACATGAACTTAAAAAACAAAAATAAATCAGCTATAAAGATGAAATCAACTCCTATTACACAAAAAGCTAAATCACCTGCGAAACTCGCACCGTTAGCCGCTATGGCTGGTAAAGCACTTATTGGTGCTGCCGCTAATAAAGTGGTTGATTCTGCTATGAAAATGAAATCTCCTTTACATGTTGAAACAACAGAAACCAGAGAGTTTAAAGGTAACTTAGGTGATGAAACTGGAACGTTTACAGAAACAAAAACAACTAAGAAAAGTAAAGAAAAGAAAGAAAGTGTTAAAAACTTTGCTAATTCTTGTTATAACGAAGATGGTAGTAAAAAAGCTGAAGGAACAATTGTAGGTGATATAAAATGTAGCTGGAAAGATGATGAAGATTTTGATCCAGAAAGTGAGTATGAAACAAAAGAAGAAACTATATATGATACAGCTTTTCAAAACGAAAAAGATAAAGTTGTAACACCAGGCGATCCAGGTAGACCGAATATGGGGTATTACGAGTCTCTAGATAGCAAAATGGGTGCTGGTGTAAGAGGTAGATCTAACAAAAGAGTAAATAGAAAAGCTAACAGCGCTGGCGCTAAGTTTGACAGAATGGATGGTAGAGGTAAAACACCACTTAATCCTAAGACTGGTGAGCCTTACACTAGAGAAGAATATATTAAAAACGTATCTGGTGCTTTTGAAATACCAGATGCTTTTGTAGGTAAAAGAGAAAAAAGTACACCTGGATCTGAAAAAGAAGTTATAAAAGGGGCAGACCCAGATAAACAAACTTATAAAATAGTAGATGGCGAAGCTGTCGCTGTTATGAACAAAAATAATAAAAATAAAAGTGCTTTCAAAATGAAAGGTTGGAAAGCATATAATTAATAAACAAGGACTAAACAATTAAAACAATGGGAACAAAAGGAAACAAAGCCTCTAACATTTATCAAGTGTTAAAAGGTGCAGGTGCTTGGCAGAGTAAAGACTCGCAAGGACCTATGATTAAAGGTGTTGGTATTAAATCACCACTAAATATGAAAGCTTCACCGGCAAAAATAATGCCTTCTCCAAAGGTGACTGAAAAAATAGATAAACCAGTAAAGAAAACTTCATACTCAGAAGCTTACAAAAAGCGTGATATGAAAACTTATGGTAATTTAACAGAAGCTGAATATACAGCAGAAGCTAAAAGACAAAATAAGTCTAAAAAAGAAACTGGTAAGTGGGATGCGCCTAAAAAGCAAATGGAGTCTAAAGAAAATAAGAAGAAGGACGATCCAAAAGATACTACTACTACTACGACTACAACAACTACTGATCCTAAGAAGGAGGAAAATGTTAAGTCTACTGAAGTTACTGTTAAGTCTAGAAAACAACTTAGAAATGAAAGAAGAGCTAAGAGGTTATCTGATAAAGCTAAAGATAAAGGTAGTTTAACAAAAGGTCAACAAAAAAGATTAGCTATTGCTGAAGAGAAAGCTTCTGGTAAGTCTGGTAAAGATGCTAGAGATGCTGCTAAGAAAAAGCTAGCACCAAAAGAAGAGGGTGATTCGCCTGCTAAAAAAGCTTTAGTTGGTAAGCAAAAGAACTTACCTGAGGACTTAAAAGCTAAAATTAAAGCTTCACCTGCTAAAAAATACAAAAAATAAATGTCAAAAATACTAGCTAAACTTTTCGGCGGTGCTGGAGGCAGTGTTGTCGAAAAGATAAGCGGTGTTGTAGATAAGTTCGTAAGAACTAAAGATGAGAAAGCAGCTTTTGAAAAAGAGATGACGCAAATTCTCATTGAAGCAGAAGCCGCTATGCAAAAAAACGTAACCGAAAGATGGAAAGCAGATCTAGAACATGGTAACTGGCTTACGCGAAGCGTACGTCCATTAGTCCTTGTTTTTTTAATAGTCAGTACTGTGATCATGGTTTTCATAGATAGTGGTTCAATAGCATTTGAAGTAGATGAAAAATGGACGGATTTACTTCAATTAGTGCTTATGACTACGATCGGTGCCTATTTTGGCGGACGAAGCGTTGAAAAATTTAACAAAATAAAAAACAAATGAAATGGCTAGAATTAATCAGTATACAAAAGATACAAACATTACTGGTTCAGACAAGTTTATTGGGTCTGATTCTAGCGGAGCTACTAGAAACTTTTTAGTAGAAGATTTACAAACCTTTCTAGCTGAAACAGCTACATCAGGTTCTAGTAGCCGTTTTTCATATAAGTACAAAACCGTTGGTACATCTAGTGGGGATATGGTATTCACTTTTTCTAGTGGTAGTACTTTTGCTAATGTAACAAGCATAAAAATAAGTAAGTATAATTATAGAAGACCATCTATTGATATAAGTAAAGCTTTAGAGCTTTTAAATGGTAAAGATATAATTATATATGATGTAAATAATAGAAATAACTATGGTGTATATAAAGCTGGTAATATAGCTGTAGATAGTAATGATAGTAATTTTTATGATTTACCTATTACAATGAAAAAGAACAATAGTTCTGTTACAATTGACAAAATATACGGTATAGATCTATTTGCTGGTAGCGATGTAAACTACGTACATCATCAAAATAACGCAGCTACTACTTGGTCAATAAACCACAATCTTGGTAAATTTCCTAGTGTTAGTATAAAATTCTCAAGTTCTGATAATGTTTATACTAATGTTGGTGCTTTTGCTGGGGTTGTATATACCGATGAAAATAACTTAACAATAAACTTAGCGGCCCAAGAAAGTGGATACGCATACTTAAACTAAAAAAACAATGGCAATACCTATTTTAAATCACTTAGATCTACGAAGCGTATCGGAATTAAGAAATGCGATCCTTCATAAGACATCATCAGGATCAGCTACTCATGCTGCTGGTAAAATAATATATGACTCGGGGGCTGTAAAAGTTTCTGATGGATCAGCTTGGTTTGATCTTTCTGGAGATATAAAACAAGTTAAAGTAATTGCTGATAGTGGTGATTACGATGTTACAAATGGTAATTTCGTATTAACAATATCTGGAGATACTGGTATAACTACAAGCATTACTAGTTCTACGTTGTCAATTGATCTTGATGACACATCTACTGATATGACTGCTACAAACAGCGGTGTATATGGATCTTCTACAGCAATTCCAGTAATTACTGTTGACAGACAAGGTAGGTTAACAAACGCTACGACAACAAGTATATCCACATCGTTTACTATTAAAGATGACGACGACGACGATCTAGTTATCGATATGGGTAAAGAGATTAAATTCTTAGGTGATGGTATCGGTATTGACTGGACAGACATTGATACTGGTAATGATACTGATCCTTATGATTTAACATTTACAAACACAGATAAAGGTTCTGGTCAAAATATATTTAAAACAGTAGCTATAAACCCTTCACATAGTGGTACAACTACTTACGCATCAACAAGAGATCTTACAGCTGATAGCAATAATGATACTTTAAAGGTATTTGATGGTGATGGTATTGATGTTGTTGGTGCTGCTGAAGATGATATAATGAAAATATCTGTAGATAATACAGTTGTTAGAACATCAGGTGCTCAAACAATTGCTGGTACTAAAACGTTTAGCAACGAGGTTATTATAAATGGTAACTTAACAGTATCTGGTACACAAACAACTAAAGCATCCGAAACAGTATTAATTGAAGATAATATAATTACATTAAATAGTAATGAAACTGGTTCTGCTTCTGAAAATGCTGGTATTGAAATTGAAAGAGGAAGTGATACAAATGTATTATTAAGATGGACAGAGGGAAGTGATAGATGGCAGTTTACTAACGATGGTTCTACATACTACAATATTCCAATACCTAGTGAATATGATAATTTTAACTTTAGTGTAAAAGCATTAAACGGTTCTGGTAATTTAACAACACAAGAGGTTGCTGACGGCGGAGTTGTTACTTTTACAGCTGGACAAGTTGCTAGCACGGATGGTATTGATGTTGTTATTAGTGGAGATGATACAATTACTATATCACACCATGACACATCTAGTCAAGCTTCTGTAAACAATACAGGTAGAACTTATATTCAAGATATAACTTTAGATACATACGGTCACATTACCGCTATTACCTCTGCTACAGAATCAGTAGTTGATACAAATACTCAATTAGTTACTAAATCAGCACTTATTGACGTAAGTGTAATGGATGACACCGCTACACATAGAGCAGCTTCTATAGCTCACAATATGGACTCTGAAAAAATAATGGTTCAATTGTTTGATATATCAACTGGAGGTGTTGTTTTTGCTGATATAGTTCATGTTGATGAAAACACTGTTAAAATAACATTTGCTTCAATACCAACAAATGATATTAGAGTTCTTATGATAGATCTTAAAGATACATTAAGTGATCTAACACCTACATACAGTAACTCATAGTAATAAAATAAAAAAATAAGGCGGTACGTGAGTACCGTCTTTTTATCAATTAAATAATAAATATGGCTCAACAATTTCTTACAGGTGTAAAAATAACCGCTGGCGACGAGAATACTTTATATCTCAACACTGGGTCTACTGGCCAAGAAACAGCTATTTTTTACCAAGTAAATGGTTCTTATAAATTTGAACAAAGAGTAGGAACTAACTGGGAATTGTATAATTATACTACATCTAATTGGGACTTTCATCTACAAGGTTCAACTGGTTATTTAGCTTTAGGTCATAATTCACCTGGAGCTGGACTTCACGTAAAAGGTACAACCAACCTAGCATCAAGATTTATATTCACGAAAGACTTATCTACAGACAAAATACTATTTGGTGGTGCAGACCACGATAATTTTGATACTTTTGTAGGTTCCTCAAGCAATCATTCATTTACTATAACCCAAAATGGAGCAGCTGCTATAACTGTAGACACGTCTAAACACTCAACTTTTGCAGGTAATGTTACGTTGTCAAGCACTGGTCCTTTGTTACATCTCGCTAATACAACGTCTACAACTGGTAAAACTTGGAGGTTTAGTTCAGCAGCAAATGGTAAATTTTATATTACTCAAGAGGGTGTTGTAGATGCAGTTACACTTGATCACACAACAGGTAACGCAACTTTTGCAGGAGGTGTAACTGTTGAAGGTGGAACTTTAGAATTAGGTAAAGCAGATACATCATCTGGTCATATCAACGCTAAAGAGTTAATGACTTTTAATATTGACACAGATAATGATGATACTAACAGATATTTTGCTTGGTATAAAAATAGTTCATCTGGTAGTGGTACTGAGTTAGTAAGAATAAAAGAAGACGGAACTGTCGGAATAGGAACTGACGATCCTGCATTTAATTTAGAAGTTTTTTCAGCCGCAAACAGTACTACAGCAATAGGTATAGGTAATTCAGGTACTGCTGCATCAAGATTATATTTAGACGCATCTAATGGTGATTATTCAGGTAGTGACTATATGTGGATTGGTCAAAATAATGACTTATCTGGTGAAATTTTTATGGCTCAAAATGCTGGATCATTTAAAATAAAAACACAACCAGGTGGTGTATCAACAACTCAGTTTGAAATAGCTCAAAATGGTAATGCAACTTTTACAGGTAAAATATCATCAAAGCATATAAAATATTGTAATAAATCTATATCAAATAGTTATGAAAGAATCTACTTTGCAGCAGCAAATACTTCTCAATTAGCTACTGCAGTTAGATTAACAGGAACAACACATGGTAGTAGTCATGTTGCTAATTTTACAGCAGATATATTAGTAAACCACTATCAAGATGTTTTTATAACATCAAAGAGTGGGGCTTATACACAAGTTACATTAAAAGTTTCAAGTAATAATAATGGAGATTATACATTATTTGTAAAATCAGCTTCTTCTAGCGCATCTACTTATTATTTTAAAATAGAAGCAATATCAGATAATGTAGATTTAACAACTTTACCATCATCAACCGCGTCAAGTAATACAACACATGAACATACTACTGTATTTGGTAGCAACGCAACTGGAACAGGTGGTACGTTAGAACATAAGCACGGAGGTAAACTTGGTATGTCAAGTGGATATGCTAGTGGAAAGTTTGCCGTAATGTCTAATAATGTTCATGGTTCATACGATTTTTATAATAATGGTACTTCTTATTTTAACGGCGGTGTAACAATTGATGCAAGCCTTAATCAAACAAGTGGTGCTTCTTCAAATTTTTCAGGAGACATAACAATAAAAAAACCTGTAGATGGAGACTTTACAGGTCTACGTATTATGAACCAAAAAACATATGGTTCAGGTACAGGTATAAATGAAACAGCAAGATTAGTTTTAGGTATTGCAGAGAGCGGGCAAGCAGATTCTAATAGAGAAGGTTTTGTTATTGAAACATATACATCTACTGAAACTGACTCTTCTAATATAAATACTGAATTTAAAGTAAGAGATGGTGGCGCAATTGGTACTGCAGTAAAATTCCATGGTAATGATAAAAGTGTACAGTTTTATAGTCATATTAAAATTAACTCAGGTAAAGCACTTAGGTTATACAACGCGGCTGGAAGCGGTTGGGCTGAAATGGCTTTTAATGAAAGTCTTAATATGCTACAAATTCAAAGAGGTCTTGTAGCTTCAGGTGATAGCTCATTAAACTTAGGTACTAGTTCAGTTAGATGGGCTAATATTTGGGTAGACAATATAAACGGCGGCACACCTGTAAGTGGTAGTGGTGCTGATAATTATTTAGCTCTTTGGAATGGCACAGGCGCTATAGATCATGACACAGATTTTTATGTAGATAGTAGCACGTTGTACACAAACGCTTTAAGAATTACTAGTGATAATGCTTTTTATAGAGATACTATAAACAGTATTACTGGAGGAGAATCATGGAATGCAAGTAACGGATGGCATAGAATAATTGAAATATCAGGTGGTAGTGGTAGAGGTAAATGTCATTTCTTGATACAAACAGGTGGTGGTAGTGGTACACCGTGTAGAGTTGAAGCTATAGTTAATACAGCTTGGTCAAATTCTAACTCTACATTAACAATACTACATAATAGTTATCCAAACTTTATAACAGATATAAGAGTTGTAAGAAACGCAACAACTAATAAATCCTATGTAGATATAAAAGGTAGTGGTGAAGATTACGTTGATGTAACAATACTTCCAGATGGTTCTACAAGCGCAGCTATTGTAAACTTTACAAACGTAAATTCATTACCAAGTAATGATACAATGGAAATACATCAAACATTGACAAATATGATTATGTCAATGTCTAGCGGACAAGGATCAGGTAATGGTTATGATGGTAACGCTGGTACAGGACAAAAACCTTTCCAAGTAAAATATGATGGTTCAATTTTCGCTGAACAAGGGACTTTTGAAGGAACCATTTATACAAATCAATATTTAACACATCTCGATGATGGAAATACATATTTAGAATTTGCAGGTGCTGATAATATAAAATTAGTTGCAGGTGGAAAAAATTATTTACACGCACATGATAATGGTAATTTATATTTATACGGTAATAATAGCACAGCGTTAACATTAGACGGTTCACAAAACGCAACTTTCGCAAATGATATTTTAACTGATGCAGATAGTTCAGCAGATATAGGAAAAACTGGTACACGTTGGGCTAATCTTTGGGTAGATAATATTAACGGAACTACACCGGTAACTGGTGGTCCTTTTTTACCTTTAGTTGCTGGTTCAGGTTATCCTTTAACTGGAAGTCTTTATTTTAATAATTCTGTAAGATCTATAGTATGGCCTCACACATCTGGTCAAAGCTCTAGTAGATCATGGGCGTTTATAGGTGAACAAGGTTCTTATGGTAAGTTTGAATTAAGAAGATCTGATGCTGCCGACGATACACCAGATACTACTGTATTAGAATTTGATTTAAATGGTAAAGCAACTTTTGCTAATGATGTAAGATTAGGTAGTTATACAGGTGCTAATACAGGTGGTGGCGGACAGACTGCGTATGGAGCGTTAAGTATATTTGAAAACTCTGGTACAGCTGCTTTATTTTTAGGTGTTAAAGATGCTAGTTATGCTAATAGAGGTTGGTCATTTAAAGCAACAGAAGTAGGTGTTAACTCTAAATTAGAATTAATAGAGCATGGGTTATCAGGAACTAGATTAACAATTACTAGCGGTGGTGACGTTGGTATAGGATATGGATCTCCTGGTTATAAATTAGAGGTTGCTGAAGATGTAGATGGTACGGCAGACTTATTAAGGTTAAGAAATTCTGATTCTACATATGCTCAAACTTGGGCGTTCCAATCAGATACAGCTAAAGATTTAGTAATTACAGGTTCAAGTAGTGCGGGTGGATTTAAAGTTGTTCCAGGATCAAGAGGATCAACATTTACAGGTAATGTAACAATAACAGGTGATCTAACAGTTGGAGGAACTAACACTATATTAAACACACAAACAGTAGAAGTTGAAGATAATATACTACAACTTAACACAACACAAGGTTCACCAGACACAGCTACGGCTACTACATCTGGTATATCTGTTTATAGAGGCAATGGTGTTACGCAAGCAAGTTTAATATTTGATGACGCAGACGATACATGGGATTTAACAAATAATTTTAAAGTTGATGGTAAAATAATTCCAAATGCTCATATTGAACTTCCTTATGGTGGTGAACTTAGAACATTAGATTCTAATGGTGCCGTAAGAACTATAGCTAGAGCAAACAGTAATAAATTACAATACGGTTGGAGTTACAACGGTGCAGTTGAGTTTATGGGTGGTGGTAGTTACTCACCTAAAATAACTATAAATACAGATGGTACAACAACTTTTGCAAATGCTATTGATGTTAATGGAAGTGTAACAGTACAAAGTGGTTTAGCTGCTTATTATTCACAAGCCACGTCTGCAACAACAACAACAACAATTGCTAGTGTAAACAAAACTACATACGGAGCTGCATTTTTTGACTATGTTGCTTATAAAGGTACTAATATTAGAGCTGGTACTATAACAGCGGTTAATGATGGAACGAATGTAGAGTATAATGAAACATCTACTACATCTTTAGGTGATACGTCTGATATAACATTTGAGGTTGTTATAGCTAGTACTCAAATGAGTCTACAAGCAACCACTACATCAAGCACGTGGACAATTAAAACAATGGTAAGAGCATTATAATGGGAATAGCAAGAGGAACAAATATAGTAACAAACGGTTTGATATATGGGCATGACACTGGTCATAATCCAAGTATAACTGGTTTAGATAGTCAACCTCATCATAATGATTATAGGTTTTACAAAGGCGTACCAGATACAAATGTAATTTCTTCTGGTATACCAGGTTATTTTGGATCAGGTGGAACGACTTTGTATCAAAAAACATTAAATGGGTTTTCATCAGCATCTGGCGTGTTTCAAAGAAATTATGTAACTAACCCAGCTCAAGCTAATACTGGTACGTATAACAATAACGCAGGTTTATTTCATAGTGGACTTTCATTTAATAGTCTTTCTGCTAACACAGAATACATAATGATTAGTTTTGATTTTTATATGATAACACCATATGTTAGACACTCAAGCTCAGGTACTGGTTTAAATGGTTATCTAGGTGTAACATATACTGATGGATCAGGTGGTAATCATGGTTGGAATACTTCATTAGCTGGTAACGCTGGTGATGACTGGAATAACAATAGTGCATATGTTGGTAAGTGGAGGAAAATAGCTTTAATAGCTGATTTAACAGATAGTAAAACACCTAGTTCTATTAACGCTATGTATATATATAACGATAGAACTATTCAAGGAGAAGGTATATTTACAAACTTTGTTATAACTGAACATACAACACTACCTACATCACCTGTACAATGGATTGCTCAAAACGGAAGTAGAAGTAATACTCAGTGTTTAAATGATTTAGCAAGTTCATCGATTATAGATGTATCAAACGTTTCTTTTGATTCAACTGGTCAACCAACTTTTGATGGAACAAGTGATTATTTTACTACATCACATCTTTCTACACCAAGTTCAACAAAATTAACATTTGAATCAATTTTTAAATTTAATGGTAGCTTAGATAGTAATGATAGAAAAGTGTTTCACTGGGATAAAACAGGTTCATCTAACGCTGTTGCTCAAATAAGAAAAGGAACAAATAACGGTAGATTAATGTATCAACATCACAACTCTCAATGGTACACATTATCTGTTGATGACGTTGTTACAGCAAATGATTTTATACATATAGTAGTTGTTCATAGTGGTACAACAGCAACTATGTATAAAAATGGTACTCAGGTAGGTACTACAACCGTGGGCTCTTTAAATTATACTAACGCCGCTGAAATACTAGTGGGATATAGAGCTAATGCTGAGTATTGGAAAGGTGATATACCTGTGTTAAAAGTATATGATGTTGCGCTTTCTACAACTCAAATAACACAAAACTATAACGCATATAAAAACAGATTTAATTTATAATTATGGCATTTGAAAATAGAAGATGGTTGGTACTACCAACTGACAAAATAGACGATATAAACTTTGATCAGGTTTTACAATCAAACAAAGATTCTTTAATTAAATCTTTAGACGAAAGTGAAACTTTTGTTAAGTATGATGTAACTATATTAGAAGAAGACGTTGTTAATGAATATACAGATGTGGAAACAAACGAAGAAGTATCACATACTATAAAAGCTGGAACGTACGGTAGGCCAGATGTGTATAGCACAGATTACAAAGAATATAATCATGAAGATATGTTAGCTTTATTAGCTACAGATAAATGGACTGATAACACAGAACAAGAATAAAATGGGAGCAATAACTGGACCAAACATAGTAACATTAGGGTTAGTATTATCTTTAGATGCTGGTAGCACTAGATCTTATCCAGGTAGTGGAACAGTCTGGAAAGATTTAAGTGGAAATGGTTTTGATTTTACTATGGACAGTAGTGGTATAGCTGCTAATAGCTCTGAAGGCTCTTTTACATTAACGGGTGGCGGAGCTAGTTATAATGATATTATTACACAATCACAAGACTGTACATTTGTTTTTTGGATGAGAACAAATGATAGTACAGCGCTTTTTTGGCAAGGCCAAACTACTAGTTATTACTTAGGCGCATATCATGGTGGTAATAAAGAATATCATAATCTTTTTGGTAGCCCACAGTTTTTTAAAAATACAGTTGACACAGCTAATATATACGATAACATTAGAGATAATCAGTGGCACATGCTTGAGTTTAAAAATGTAAGCATGCTTGGTCACACGCAACAACATTTTAATCAATATGGTAGTTTTGAGTTTCAAGCTACAAGCGCTGTTGGTGCAATTATGGTATATAACAGAAACCTTACTGCAGCTGAAAGCGCTCAAAATTATAACGCACTTAAAAATAGATTTTAATAGACATGTACACAGGACCTAAATTAATAACGGAATCTTTAGCATTTGGATTTGACACTGGTTATGGTGTTGCAGATAAGCATACATCTACTATATACTATAAAGGTGAACCAGCTACAAATTTACAATCAGGCACTCAAACGTCTGGTATAATTCAAGGTATGTCTGGTGTTAGCATAGCCCATGTTGGTGAAGAAGATGGTTATCAAAAGTACTCTATGAACGGTACTTTTAGTGGAGGAAGTTATCCATATATAACATATTTAAATCAACAAAGTTTTACAGGTGGTGTTAAATATTCCACACAAGCTAAAGTAAAAACAAATGTTCCTGATAAATTTAATTATTTTGGTTCTAATGGTGTTAGTTATGTAAATCAACCTATGGATCATAGTGGTACGTTAAGTAGTACGCTTCAAGATGATGGTTGTTATTTAGTTAAAAGAGAAGGTTTTGCATATACTTCTACAACGTCTCAACCTGGTTATTTATGGACAAATCCAATTAATAATACGACCTTTAGTTCATCACAAGATTTTATTTATATAAAAGATTTTCAAATAGAACAAAACGATCATTGTACACCTTATACACCAACATCTAGAGGTAATAATAATAGTTTAATTGATTTAACAAAAACTAGAGATATTCAGATAGACAACGCGTCATTCGACTCAACATGTCAACCTGTGTTAGACGGAACTGGTGATGATATTGATTTGGGTGCTGATGTTGATTTTGCTGGTGATAGAGAAGAGTGGACAGTAGAAAGTGTTGTTAAATATAACACAGTGGCTGCTGGTTACAATAATACTACATCTCCAGCTAACTTTATCGGCTCTGATAGTATTCAGCATAGTAGCTGGTATTGGAGTGTGTTGGGTAGTAAACTTGCTATTTGGAATATAAGTCCAGGAGTTTGGAAATATGGCTCAACAACGCTTGCTGCAAATACTTGGTACCATGTAGTTTTAACTGTTGGGCCTGGTGGAACAAGTTATCAAATGTATTTAAATGGTGTAGCAGAAGGTGGTGATCACGCTAGCTACTCGTTTAACGCTGATTACTCAGGTTTAAGAGTTAGATATTTTGGTAGAGGAAACTCAGGTAACAGAAGAAACGTTGATGGAAACATAGCAGTAACAAGAATATACAAAAAAAGATTAACAGCAGATGAAGTAAAACAAAACTTTAACGCATATAAAGAAAGATTTAATATATAACCCGGAAAATGAAAGGTAATTATGGCAAATGAATTTAAAGTAAGAAAAGGTCTCATAGTAGACGGATCAACACAAGTTCCAGCATTAGTTGGAACAGTCGTCGATGTTCAAGGAACAGCAGGACAGCTATTTTCTGTAACAGATAGTTTGACAGGAGACTTGTTTTCTGTGTCAGACGTTTCTGGTGTACCTATATTTAATATAAATTCATCTGGTGAAATTAATATTGGTGATGACGATAAGTTGTACTTTGGTGCGTCTAATGATCTTCAAATATATCATGACGGTAGTAACAGTTATATAGCTGAAGTAGGATCAGGTGGGTTAGTATTTAAATCAAATCACTATTATTTTCAAGATACTTCAGGTAATACAGCATTCAACGTAAGTGCACCTGCAGGTGATGCAACTTTTGAAGGTAGTATAACTTCTGGTGGTAATATTATTTCTAACGATACTTTTTATTTACAAAATTCTAGTGGTAAAAAATGGCAATATCTTTTTGACGGAGATAATTCTCAATTTAGACACTACAATGGTTCATCATGGGGTACACATGTATTAAAGCTTTTGGCTAGTAGTGGTATTAATGTAACAGGTGAATACACTACGTCAGCAGACTATGGTAACTCTGGATTTATACAAACATGGAGAAACACTAATACAGGCGGTGGTGCTTACGTAGAACATATTATTGGAAATAGCGCTTCTAGTGAACTTCGTATAGGTCATGCACCTAATTATGGCTCTGCTGACTGGAATGCATCATGGGTATATGCTGTTGGTAAACCGTTGTTTTTAAAATCAAGTAATGGTAACGTTGTTATATACGCAGGTGGCGCGGGTGCATCTGATGAGGTAGCAATATTTGATACTAGTCAAAATACAAGGTTTAAAGGTGATGTTCAAATTGATGGTGGGATAACAAGTGCTTTAAATAATAGTATATTAATAAGTTACAGTAGTAATGACGGAAATAACAATGACGCTGGATTAAAAATAATGAATGACAGCAACGATTGGGGTGCTTATATTAGAAAAACTAGTAGTGGTAATTATGGTTTAAGAATAGATTCAGGCGGAGCAAGTGCTCTTAGTATATACTCAACAACTGGAGGTAGTACAAAAACTTTTGGTGTTGATGGTTCTAACGGAAATACAGGTATTGCAGGTATTGTAACAACAGATAAAATATTTGTTGCTAAAGGTCAAAACGTAACACACGGAACAAGTCAAATTAAAATAAGTCAAGAAAATTCAACTAAAAGTCAAATTAGATTTTATGGTGCTGATACTTCAACGGCAGGAATTTTAGAATTTACAGGTTCATCTTCTGATGGTTCTGCTGGTGGTGTAAGATTAACAATCAATGCTGATGGTTCATCAACTTTTTCAGGTGCTGCAACTTATCATAAAATTAAAACATACTATGATGGTGATTATACAAGTGGATTTAAATTTTCAGATTATAATGGTGGTATTTGGTATGATGCTGGTGCAGATGATTTAACTCTTAATGGTGGTCATGCTAATAGTCAAATTCTTTTTAATTCAGGTGGAGCGCTTGCTTTAACTTTAAATGCTAGCCAATTAGCAACTTTTGAAGGAACTATACTTATTGATGGTGTTTCTAATTATACAGGATTAGAAGTAAAAGGAGCGGGTGCATCTAGACCATCAGTACAATTTTCAAATGCAAATCAAGGTGATTTAGGTCAGATTTATGGAACGGAAAGTAATGCTTTAGTTATTGCAACTGGTACTGGTAGCAACACTGCTGTTACTTTAAATTCAAATCAAACAGTTAATTTTCACAATTCAGTATATTTTAGTGGCTCTAACGTTGGATTAATTTCATGGGGAAGTATGGGCGGTGGAACTGGTTTTGGTATTAGAGGTGAAAGTGGTAGAGCATTAAGTCTGGGTTCTAATGGGGCATGGGATAAACTTATTATTGATACAAGTGGCAATACAACTTTTGCAGGTAGCTTAACCATGAGCGCTAGTGGTAATGTATTTTCAGATAGTATATTTCAGTTTTTAAATACAGGTAGTGGAGCTCAATATGGTAAATTTAGAGGTATACAATTGTCTACCTCATATAGTGGTACAATACCTAGCCAAGGTATATTATTTGGTACAGATACAAATTTATATAGATCAGCAGCTAACACTTTAAAAACAGATGATGATTTTGTAATTAATAGCTCATCAGCATCTGGTAGCACGGTGTTAGATGTACAAGGTTCTGAAGGTCAATTATTCTCAGTTACAAATAGTTTAAGTGGTGATTTATTTTCAGTATCAGATGTATCAGGTGTACCTATATTTAATGTTAATTCTAGTGGCGCAATAAGTGTTGACGGTTATATTGAAGGTAACTTAGAAATAAAATCAACCGGATCTGTAGGTTTAACTATCAATGCTGATACAGATAATGCTACAGAAAGTGATATTCCGTTTTTATCATTTAAAATGGATGGTGCTATGGAAAGATTACGTATTGGTGTTGATGCTAGTAATAACCCGTACATAAGCACAGACAGTGATAGTAATCTACCTTTAAAAATATTAACAGGTACCAATAACGGTAGTTGTGCTACTTTTAATGCTGATAAAACTACAACATTTCATGGTAATATACATACAGACGTTGTAAATAACGGTGCTAATTCGCATAATATGATATACAGAACAGGTGGAAAAACACTTGTTGGTGGTGGTTCTTCTGCAAATAAACTTTATGTAGATGATACCGGTAATGTTACTGTTGGTGGTAATAGCAACGCTACTACTAACGCATATGGAGGTACCGGGGTTAAATCACTTAACATACAAGCACCTGATTATCCTTTAATAGCTTTCTACGCTGGATCAACACCAGCTTTAAGAACGACTATGATAAGTTATTCTAATAGCACACTGTTCACTCACAATCATGCTACTGCAAAATATACATTTCAAAATAGCACATCGAATACAGGTGAATTAAGCGGAACAGGAACATTCACAGTTAAAGGCGATGTTATAGCTTATGGATCTCCATCAGATATATCGTTAAAAGAAAATATAAAACCAATTGAATCAGCTTTAGATAAGGTAAATAAACTAAAAGGTGTAACATTTGATTGGAAAGAGTCTGATAGTATATTAGATATAAAAGAAGATATAGGATTTATTGCTCAAGATGTACAAGAGGTATTACCAGAGCTTGTAAGAGAAAATGATAATGGTAAATTATCACTTAGAGACAAAGGTATAGTGCCTGTATTAGTTGAAGCTATAAAAGAATTAAAAGAAGAAATTGAACAACTTAAAAAACAAATAAATAATGGCTAAAGTATATACAACAACGATAGAAAGTTTAAGAGGTGCGCCTTCTTATGACAGTAAAACAAATGTTATTACAGCTGTTAATTTTCAAATAGTATGTGTAGATGGAGAATATAGTCATAATTATTATGGAGATATATCTATAGAATATGATGCTGATAATTTTATAGAGTTTAATAACTTAAAAGAATCAGATGTAATAGCTTGGGTTGAAGCACATCCAGCATATACAAGTGGTAAAAATTGGTTAAGCGATTTTATTGATAACATGAAAGTACCTATGGATGTAGGTCTAGAAAAACCTTGGTAATATGGCAGTTCCTGCAAGTGGTAATCAGTTAAGTTTACTTAAAATAGCAAAAGAAAAAGTGGCTGATGATTATAATTCATCTAGTCCTGTTCAAAGTGCTATAAGTTTAAAGCATGTAACTATAGGTGGCAATGATGGTGTTCATATGCACTCAGGTACTAGTTTTGATGTAACTAATGCCATTAGCCCCTCACACCCTGACAACGAAGCTAGTTATGGCATGTCTGAGTTTTACAGTTATGACCATGATTTTGCAGCGCCAGGTTGTAATATAGCTTATTACGAAGGTAGCCAAGGAACATTTAATTATCCTATAAATTTAGGTAGTGCACAAGGAACTGTCACAATTGAATATCAATCTTTTGTAATACCAGATAAATTTGTATTTACATGGAATGGTAATACATACACAAGCGGTAGCACAAGTGGTAATTACGATGGATGGGTTGGTGGTCAAAGCTATTTATCCGCTTTAAGAGCCGCAACAGGTATTAGTGGTTTAGAAATAACAACTCATACAGGTGGACCTTATCCAGGTTCCTCAAGTAGTAGTCAGAATAGACAACTAGGAGGTAGAGGAGCAATTACATTTAATAAAAACGCATCAGCTGGAAGTATGGTAGCTACTGTATCAGCGCCGTTAAGTAATACAGCTTGGTGGTTTAGTGTAAGTTGCCCTGGTCAAACAGTAGTCGTTGACTCAACAAACGGTATTGGTATTGCACCTAGTATAACGGCGAGTAATGGTCAAGTTAGTTCAACTTCAATACAAATGTATGGTAATGTAACTGATAAAGGTAAAACAAGTAATTTTAGCACAACTGGAACTATATCAGCCAAAGGTTTTGTAGTTTTACCAGCTTCAAACTCTACTGCTCAATTTTACAAAGACACGTCAGGTGTTACTGTTATCAATGAAGATGATAGTACAATAAATACAACAGGTAGTTTTAATGAAAGTATAACTGGCTTAACAGTAGGTACACCTTCTATAGGTGCTGTAACAACATCTAGCATTGATGAAGATGAATTCGATGTTAGTTATAACTTATCTAGTGTTGGCGCATCACCAAACGCTTTTAGAGCTTGGGCTACTAATACAGCTGGTACTACATATAGTGAAATTAAAAACTTAAGTAATACGGGTGAAGTAGCTGAGCATGGTGTTGTTTTTTGTAATCAAGCTTTTAGTTCTACACCTACAGCAGCTATATCGCTTGGTGTTTTAGATGATTCAACTGGATGTCAATTCACTCAAGTAGCTGGTACAACAACGACTACCGGTACTAAAACTGATACAATACAAGAAGGCAGTGTTAGTTTACTAGCTAATAACACGTATAGAATTAGATCAGTATGTAGACAGGGTAGCACTGCAACTCATGGATCTATATCATCATTTACAGTTCCTGCTAGTAATGATTTTAGCTCAACAATAACAACAGGAAGTAGTAGTTTTTACTCAACTACTTTTCATGGTTATATAACATCACCAGTTACAGCTGGTAGCATGAGTAATAAGAGTTTTAATGGAGTATTAATAACTGGCATGTATTGGCAAAACAGTTCATCTGGTACAGATTATTTGTATATATATTTTAATGGAACAAAACCTAGTTGGAGTGCTTTAAGCATAAATGGACAGAGTATGGGAGCATCTAGTGCTTGGACAAGTATTAACAATGTTGCATGGAGAAAGGTATATACAAGTAACATATTTGGAAGTAATGGAAGTAGTATCTCTGTTACAGCCTCATATTAAAGTAAAAAACGTGAAAATAGCGTAATAATATAAACATAGAAATAACTTAAAATTTAAAAAATGGCATTACAAGGAAAATTTGCATGGAAAGGTATTGAACTATCTGATGCGTATATTACTATAAATGAAGCTACATGTAAATGTGTATATAACTCTAAAATGATTGTAAAAACACCTGAGGTGTTAAATGAAGACGGCAGTGTTAAGACTGAAGCTGTTATGGAAAAAGAAATAACAAAAGTTCTTCATGGAAACTTTACAGCTTATATATATAAAGACAAAGCTTCTAAAGAAGCTAATCCTGATGAGGTTTTAGATACAATATTTAGTTATTATACACCTAAACATAACACATCAGCTAAAAATGATGTTGCACAAGCTTATGCTGCTTTAAAAGCATTAGAAGCGTATAAAGATCTTGCTGACGCTTAATAGCGAGACAAATTAAATTTAATAAAATGAAAGACGTAAAAGTAGAAGACATCGCTAAAGATGTAAAAAAGATTACTGATGAAGAATTAAAATCAGTACAAGATAAGGTAAATAAAATAAATCAAGCTCAAATGCAAGTTGGTGGTTTAGAGGTGCAAAAAAATGTAGCTTTAGAAACTTTAAAAGGTTTGCAAATGGATTTACAAGTAATTCAAAAAGATCTTGAAGAAAAATATGGTAAAGTATCTGTTAACTTAACTGATGGTACTATATCTGAAATACCTGAAGATGAGACTGATAAGAAAGATTAGTATCGGTAAAGATTACAAAAATGAAGCTATGCACTACTCCGTAGATCAAGAGGTTTACGGAGGGCATATCATCGATTGTATAGTTGAGGAAGACGACAAATACAGTGTTTATATTAAAAAAGAAAACGAGGTTTTACCTTGGAAAGATTTTAATAAAAACATGGCTATAGCTGTTGAGTACAATTTAGAATATTAATGCAAGGTCTTTATTATTTTGTAGTTAAACCAGTAAATTCAAGATATAACAATATTAAGAAAATAGGTGATAAATCACTTATTACAAATACTGAGAATTTTACACATCAAAATGTAAATAGAAACGCTATAGTTATATCTACACCTAAAGGTTTTGAAACTAATATAAATATAGGTGATGAAATTATCGTTCATCATAATGTTTTTAGAAGGTGGAAAGATATAAGAGGCGTAGAGCAAAATAGTAAAGGATATTTTGAAGAAGATAAATATTTTGTTCAACTAGATCAAATATACTTATATAAAAATAACAACACTTGGAAATCAGTAGATGAGTATTGTTTTGTTAAACCAATACATGCTATTGATAATTTTAGTATAGAAAAAGAGCAACCATTAATTGGTGTTTTAAAATATACCAACAATCACGAATATTTAAATACTTTAAAACCTGGTGATTTAGTAGGATTCGTACCTCGTAGTGAATACGAGTTTATAATAAACGATGAGCGTTTATATAGAGTTCAAACAAGTGCAATTACAATTAAATATGAATATCAAGGAAAAGAAAGAGAATATAATCCAAGCTGGTTATAAAGCTGTAGAGGAGTTAGTTAAAGTTGCTAAAGAGCCTATTGTTGATAGTGATGATGATATATCTGCAGATAGATTAAAAAATGCAGCAGCAACAAAAAAACTAGCTATATTTGACGCTTTTGAAATATTAACTAGGATACAGACTGAGCAAAGCATGATAGATGGAAAGCCAGTTGAAGAAACTAAAAAACAAACATTTAGTGGATTTGCTGAAAAAAGATCTAAGTAATGTATCAGCAAAGTTTATATAGTATTATACAACCTATAAAGTTAAACACTATTAAGAGGTTGAATAAAAAAAAGGCTTGGAAATATGGTTACAATAAAGAAAATGATGTTGTTGTAATTAGTAAGACAGGACAGATAGGCGATGTGTATAGCATACAAGGTTTGAAAATAGCTTTGCCAAAAGTTCCAAAAGAAGTACACGTATTTAAGAATAATACTTGGCAGGTAACAGAATACCCTAAAGAGCTAAATAGAATTAAAACAATATTTGATTGGCGTGAGTATCCAGAGGACTTTAAAAAAAAGTATATTGGTTATATAGAAAATGAGTTTACGAAAAGAGAAAATGGTTTCTGGTTTAGTAATAATGATATACCTACTTACATTACTGGCACACATTATATGTATCTTCAGTGGTCTAAAATTGATGTAGGACATCCAGATTTTAGAGAAGCAAATAGATTATTTTATATATTCTGGGAAGCTTGTAAAGCTGATAATAGATGTTATGGTATGTGTTATCTTAAGAATAGACGATCTGGTTTTTCGTTTATGGCATCTGGTGAGACAGTTAATTTAGCTACTATATCTAGTGACGCTAGATTTGGTATACTATCTAAATCTGGTCCTGATGCTAAAAAGATGTTTACAGACAAGGTAGTACCAATATCAGTTAACTATCCTTTCTTTTTTAAACCGATTCAAGATGGTATGGATCGACCTAAAACTGAGCTAGCGTATAGAGTACCAGCTAGTAAGTTAACAAGAAGAAACATTACATCTACTGAAAACAGGCCTGAGGAATTAACAGGATTAGACACAACTATTGACTGGAAAAATACAGGTGATAATAGTTATGATGGTGAAAAATTAAAACTGTTAGTACATGATGAGAGTGGTAAGTGGGAGAGACCAAACAATATATTAAACAACTGGCGTGTAACAAAAACTACATTAAGATTAGGTAGTAGAATTATTGGTAAGTGTATGATGGGGTCAACATCAAATGCTTTAGATAAAGGAGGTGATAACTTTAAAAAACTATATTATGATTCAGACGTTACCAAAAGAAACCGCAATGGACAGACTAGCTCGGGATTATATAGTTTGTTCATACCTATGGAATGGAACTACGAAGGATTCATTGATTCTAATGGAATACCTGTATTCGAAACGCCAACAGAAGAGGTTAAGGGACCATTTGGAGACTATATAGATATAGGTGTTATTGATCATTGGCAAAACGAAGCCGATGGATTAAAGAATGATCAAGACGCATTAAATGAATTTTATAGACAATTTCCAAGAACTGAAGAACATGCTTTCAGAGATGAAACTAAAAACAGTATATTTAATTTAGTAAAAATATACGAGCAAATAGATATAAATGAAGAGGTTGCTAATTATAGTAGAGGTAATTTCCAATGGGCAGGTGGTATAAAAGATACTACTGTTAGGTTTTTACCAAATCAACAAGGTAGATTTAATATATCTTGGACCCCACCACTTCATCTACAAAATAAACAAGTAGTTAAAAACGGTTTAAAATATCCTGGTAATGAACACATGGGTGCTTTTGGTTGTGATAGCTACGATATATCAGGTACAGTTGATGGTAAAGGTTCTAAAGGAGCTTTACACGGATTAACAAAGTTTAGCATGGAAGATGCCCCTGCTAATTCTTTTTTCTTAGAGTACTTAGCTAGACCTCAGACATCCGAGATGTTCTTTGAGGACGTTCTAATGGCTTTAGTATTTTATGGGATGCCAATACTCGCTGAGAACAATAAACCTCGTCTATTGTATTATTTAAAAAGACGTGGTTATAGAGGTTATTCAATGAATAGACCTGATAAAGTTTGGAATAAATTATCTGTAGCAGAAAAAGAAGTTGGTGGAATGCCTAATTCAAGTGAAGATATTAAACAAGCTCACGCTGCTGCGATTGAAATGTATATAAATGATCATGTAGGTTTAAAAGCTGATGGTGAATATGGAGACATGGTATTTAACAACACATTAAATGATTGGGCTGGTTTTGATATAACAAGAAGAACTAAGTATGATGCAACAATTAGTAGTGGTTTAGCTATTATGGCTTGTAATAGACATTTATACAACCCAAGATCAAATGTACAAAGAGATAAAATAAACTTAAAAATAGCTAAATATAAAAATAAAGGCTATAATTCAAAATTAATAAAACAATAATATGGCTGAGTCTTACATGAGCAATTATTTTCCTAGTCAAGTTGTAAGCGACAAAGAGAAGATGTCTTTAAAATATGGTTTAAAGATAGGTAAAGCTATTGAAAGCGAGTGGTTTAAAAGAGACTCTGGCACAAATAGATTTGCTAGCAACCAAAACAACTTCCACAAACTTAGACTTTACGCTAGGGGAGAACAAGCTATTCAAAAATATAAAGATGAATTATCAATTAACGGTGATTTATCATATCTTAATTTAGATTGGAAACCAGTACCTATTATACCTAAATTTGTAGATATAGTAGTAAATGGCATATCAGAAAGAACTTTTGATATAAAAGCATATACACAGGATCCATATGGTGTTGATAAGAGAACTAAATATATGGAAGGTATATTAGCTGATATGAGATCTCAAGAGTTAAATGAATTTGCAGCAGAGGCTTTTGGTGTAAATTTACAATCAAGTAACGCTAACCCTTTACCTGATAACGAGGAAGAGCTACAGTTACACATGCAGTTAAATTATAAACAAGCTGTTGAAATAGCAGAAGAGCAAGCTATAAATGTTTTATTAGATGGTAATAGATATGAGTTAGTCCGTAAAAAGGTTAACTATGATTTATGCGTTTTAGGTATAGGTTGTGTTAAAAATACTTTTAACAAAGCTGAGGGTGTTAAAGTAGAATATGTTGATCCTGCTAACGTAGTATATTCATATACTGAAGACCCGTATTTTGAGGATATATACTACTTTGGTGAGATTAAAACTCTACCTATAAACGAATTAATTAAAGAGTTTCCTCATTTAACAGAACAAGAATTAAAAAGTTTACATAACCAAGGTCATCAAACTACAGGTTTTTATAATAGAAGTTTAGCTGAATCAGTTAATCAAGATAAAAATCAAATACAAGTTTTATATTTTAATTATAAAACTTATATGAATCAGGTTTATAAAACTAAAGAAACTTCTACAGGTGCTCACAAGGTTATAGTTAAAGATGACGAGTTTAATCCACCTACAGAATTATTAGAGGAAAGATTTGGTAAATTATCTAAACAAATAGAAGTTTTATTTGAAGGTGCCATGGTTCTAGGTACTAAACAAATGTTAAGATGGAATTTAGCTAGCAACATGATGAGACCTAAGAGTGATTATACTAAAGTTAAAATGAATTATAGTATTGTTGCTCCTAGAATGTATAAAGGCAAAATAGAATCTTTAGTTAGTAGAATTACTACATTTGCTGATATGATTCAAATAACACACCTTAAAATTCAACAGGTGATGTCTAGAATGGTTCCAGATGGTATATATTTAGACGCTGATGGATTAGCTGAAATAGATTTAGGTAATGGAACTAATTATAATCCACAAGAAGCATTAAACATGTTTTTCCAAACTGGTAGTATAATTGGTAGATCATTTACATCTGATGGTGATATGAACCCAGGTAAAGTACCTATTCAAGAAATACAGAGTGGTGCTGGTGGTGCTAAATTACAGTCTCTAATACAAACGTATAACTATTATCTACAAATGATAAGAGACGTGACCGGATTAAATGAAGCAAGAGATGGTAGTATGCCAGATGCTAAAACATTAGTTGGTGTACAGAAATTAGCCGCAGCTAATAGTAACACAGCAACAAGACATATATTACAAGCTGGTTTGTTTTTAACAACTGAATTAGCAGAATGTTTATCATTAAGAATATCTGATATACTAGAATACTCACCTACAAAAGACGCTTTTGTTCAAAAGTTAGGTAGACATAATGTTGCTACTTTAAAAGAAATGGCTGATTTACATTTATATGATTTTGGAATTTTTATAGAATTATCACCAGATGAAGAAGAAAAAGCAATGCTTGAAAATAATATTCAACAAGCACTACAACAACAAGGTATAAACCTAGAAGATGCTATTGATATTAGAGAAATAAAAAATGTTAAACTTGCAAACCAGTTATTAAAACTAAAACGTAAGAGAAAAGCTGAAGAAGATGCAGCGGCTCAGCAAGCTAATATACAACAGCAAGCACAAGCCAATGCTCAAGCTCAGCAAGTTGCAGCTCAAGCAGAAGCACAAAAAAATCAAGTTGTAACGCAGAATCAAATGCAGTTAGAACAAACAAAGTCTCAACTTGAAACAGAAAAAATGATTAAAGAAGCTCAGTTAAAGAAAGAGTTAATGAATCATGAATTTCAACTTAACATGCAGATAGAGCAAATGAAGGCTCAAACAGCAAAAGCAAGTGAAGATAATAAAGAAAACCGTAAGGACGAAAGAACTAAAATCCAAGCGAGTCAACAATCTGAATTAATAGATCAAAGAAAAAGTAATAAACCACCTAAAAACTTTGAATCTTCAGGTAATGATATAATGGGTGGTGGGTTCGGCATGAATGCCTTTGAACCAAAATAATTTGTTTAATTTTATAATATTATATTATGGCTAAAAAAGAAAAAGCTAAGGCGGTCGAAGAGATCGTTGAAGAAACACAAGAACAGCCTGTTGCTGAAGAGCAAAAGGTTGAGGAACCATCTAATCCTAATGAGGTTAAAGAAGATGGTACTATAAAAGTAGATTTAGATAAATGGGCTAAGGTTAGTAAAAAAGAAGATACTGATGTAGCTAAAGTTGATTTATCTGAGAAGAAAGAAGAAGAACAACCAAAAGAAGAAGTAAAAGAAGAAGTAAAAGAAGAACCTGTTGAAGAGGTTAAGGAAGAAGAAAAAACAGAAGAAGTGGTTGAAGAAATACCAGCTGTTGAAGAAATTACTGAAATAGAGGTTGAAGAAAAAGTTGAAGAGGTTAAAGAAGCAGTTGAAGAAGCTGTTGCTGAAGCTAAAGAAACTGGTGAACCACTACCTGAAAATATACAAAAGGTAGTTGAATTCATTAATGAAACAGGAGGTACTCTTGATGATTATGTTAGATTAAATCAAGATTATGACAAGTTTGATGATAATGAACTCGTAAACGAGTACTTAAAACAAACTAAACCTCATTTAACAGATGAAGAAAGAGTTTTCGTTATGGAAGACTTGTATTCTTATAATGAAGATGAGGACGATCCTAAAGACATTAGAAGAAAAAAACTGGCATTAAAAGAGCAAGTTGCGAATGCCAAAAGCCACTTGGACGGGCAAAAGTCCAAATATTACGCTGAAGTCAAAGCTGGTTCAAGATTAAATCCTGAACAACAAAAAGCTGTTGACTTCTTTAATCGATATAATGAAGACGCTAAAGCTGTTGAAAAGAATAAGTCGATCTTTGAGAAAAAGTCAAATGAAGTTTTTAACAATGAATTCAAAGGTTTTGAATATAAAGTTGGTGAAAAACGTTTCAGACTTAATGTTAAAGAAGCTGATAAGGTTAAAGATAACCAAATGAACATTAACAACTTCGTGAGTAAATTTACTAATAAAGATACTCAAGTTGTTGAAGATGCCAAGGGTTATCATAAATCACTTTTTACAGCAATGAACCCTGATTTAGTTGCAAATCATTTTTATCAACAAGGTAAAGCTGATGCTATAAAAGAAAGTATGGCTAAAGCTAAAAATGTTGACATGTCTGCTAGACAAACTAACACTAACGTTATTCAGTCTGGTGGTATGAGTGTAAGAGCTATATCTGGTGATTCATCTAGTGACTTTAAAGTAAAGATTGGGAGAAATCCAAATAAAATAAGTTAAACATTAAAAATTAAAAGTTATGCCTTTTATTAATCCTGCTCAAGGTGCTGAATTACAGCACTTGACACCTCGCCCAACTCAATCGTTGTGGGGAGATAATTATTTGAGCTTCGATTCTGCATCTGGCGGTGGAACATTCGCACAGCAGTTTTTACCAGAAATTTATGAAAAGGAAGTAGAAAGATACGGAAAAAGAACTGTATCTGGTTTCCTTAAAATGGTAGGAGCTGAAATGCCTCTTGCTTCTGATCAAGTTATTTGGTCTGAACAAGGAAGATTACACATCGCTTATGATTCATTAGAATCTGGAGCTAACTCTGTACAAGTTGCAGTAGCTGCTGATAATACAATTACATTACCTGCTGCTCACTTAGTACAACAATTTGATACAGTTATCATAGTAAACAATGAGTCTGCTAGATTAGGTAACACAATAAAATGTAGAGTATCTGCTATTACAAATACAGGAGCTACATGTCTACCTTACTCAACTAATGACTTAGCTGACGGAGCTTTGTTTGCTAATGGTGATGATATTAAAGTATTCGTTTATGGTAATGAATATCCAAAAGGTTCTTCAGGAATCGTTGGTAGTATAGATGCTGGGTTTACTCAGTTCTCTAACAGACCTATCATTTTGAGAGACAGATACCAAGTTAATGGTTCTGACACTGCTCAAATCGGTTGGGTTGAGGTTACTACTGAAAACGGTGCTTCTGGTTACCTTTGGTATATGAAATCTGAACACGAAGCTAGATTAAGATTTGAAGACTACCTAGAAATGTCTATGTTAGAAGCTGAACAAGTAGCTTCTGGTTCTGCAATTTCTGGTGTTCAAGGTACTGAAGGTCTTTTCGCGGCTGTTGAATCAAGAGGTTTAGTATTTACTGGAACTGATTTTGACGTACAAACTGGATATAACTCTGCTGGAGTTGCTACAGCTTATGTCGTTAATGCTGGTTTAAGTGAGTTTGATACTATTCTTAATGAATTAGACAAGCAAGGTGCTATTGAAGAGAACATGATGTTCTTAGATAGAAACACTTCTTTAGAAATTGATAACATGTTAGCGTCTGTAAATTCACACGTTGCTGGTGGTGCTTCTTATGGAGTATTCAACAACGCAGAAGATATGGCGTTAAATTTAGGTTTCTCTGGTTTCAGAAGAGGTTCTTATGACTTCTACAAATCTGACTGGAAATACTTAAATGATTCAACTACTAGAGGAAACTTGACTGATATTCAAGGTCTTTTAGTACCAGCTGGTACATCTACTGTGTATGATCAATCTATGGGTAAAAATATCTCTAGACCATTCTTACATATTAGATATAGATCTTCTGAAGCTGATGATAGAAAAATGAAATCATGGATCACTGGATCTGTTGGTGGAAACTATACTTCTGACGCTGATGAGATGGTAGTTAACTTCTTATCTGAAAGATGTTTATGCGTTCAAGCAGCAAACAACTTCGTATTATTTAAGAGCTAATTGCTAACAATTATTTATAAAGTTGAGAGGGCGGTATACGTATCGCCCCTCCTCTTTATTTTTTACAAACTTTTTAATTATATTATATCATGGAAAAATACAAAGATAAATTGTATGAACTGACAGGTAGACATCAACCAATATTGAATAAAATACCATCAAGACATACTAGAAAAAATCCTTTAATGTGGTTTGACGAAGAAAAAGGTTACAATAGAGAATTAAGATATGCTACAAACCAAAAGTCACCATTCGTTGATGAACAAGTAGGTCCTGCAACTTTAGGACATATTGCTTTTAGAAACGGTAAACTTCACGTAGAAGGTAAACAACAAAACTTAATAAAGTTCTTAGAAAAACACCCACTAAATGGTAAGTTATTTAGAGAACATAATAAAGTTGAAATAGCAGAAGACGAATTAGATTACTTAGAATTTAAAGTAGAATCTATGAAATATGCTAAAGAAATGGAAATAGATCAAGCTGAAGCTATTTTAAGAGTTGAAATAGGTAGTGAAGTTAGTAAGATGACTACTAAAGAAATTAGAAGAGATCTTATTGTAATGGCTGAAAGAAATCCTAAACTATTTTTAAGCTTAGTTCAAGACGATAACATTATGTTGAGAAACATAGGTATTAAAGCTACTGAAGCTGGTATATTAGAACTTACGCAAGATCAAAGAACATTTAAATGGAAATCAAATGGTAGAAAACTATTTGAAGTACCTCACGAGGAGCATCCTTATTCAGCGCTAGCCGCTTGGTTTAAAACTGATGAAGGTATGGCTGCTTTTAAAACAATTGAAAAAAGATTAAATTAATAATCACTTTATAGAGTAGTCACTCTATACGGGTGACTACTACTATAAAAAACAAAAATATGGTCAATATAAATACAGTATATCAAAGAGTATTAACCATTGCTAATAAAGAGCAACGAGGATATATAACTCCACAAGAGTTTAATATACTTGCTAATCAAGCTCAGATGGATATATTTGAGCAATACTTTTATGATTTAAATCAATTTCATAGAGTACAAAGCATAAATGAAACGATATACGCAGACACTGTAGATATTCTTCAAGAAAAAATAGATCACTTTGAAAAGTTTAGAGCTGCAGTAGATATGAGCAACGGAGGTGGTGTAGGTATACTACCTGATTACTATCGTATGGGAGCTTTATATTATAAGAAAGCTGGTCAGTATTACGAAATAGAAAACGTTGAACAAAACGAACATCATACTTATTTAAGATCACCATTAACAGCACCTACATTTACAAGACCTATATATGTTAGGTTTTCAAACGCTGGTGATAATCAAGAAAATAGAGAACAAAGAATACAAATCTTCCCAATAACAATTACCTCAACTGTTTACTGCAATTACATTGCAAGACCTAGTACGGCTAGATGGGGTTATACTATTGTTAATGATAAGCCTTTATATAATCCAGCGGCTACATATACAACACACTTTGAATTACATGAATCAGAAGAAACTGATTTAGTGTTTAAAATATGTGCTTTAGCTGGTATTGTTATAAAAGACGCTGCGTTTTATCAACAAGCTGCTCAAGAAGAAATAAACCAAATACAACAAGAAAAACAATAAGCCATGCCATTATTTAACATAACACAACAACAATATTACGATAATAGTCAGATTTTAGTTAGTAATGGTAACGCAGCACTACCTCCTTTAACATTTGATCCACTACCTACTGTAGAAGCTCAAATAGCTGTGTTTGTTGGTGGTAATGAAATAGCTGCAAATTTATTTGCTTATAATGCTTCTAACGGTGTTATAACAATGAACCCTGCCTTAGCTAATGGTACTCAAGTTACCGTTAGACAAGTAGCTGATCAAAATGAACAACTTGGTAATTATCAATATATAGGTATAGATGATATAATAGCTAACTTTCAAGTTAATTACGTTGGTGAGGGTAAAATTATAAGAAAAGTAAAAATACCTGAAATATCTTTTCATGTACAAAGAGCTATTGCTGAGTTAAGTTATGATACATTAAGATCAGAAAAATCTCAAGAGATAGAAATACCACCATCATTAACAATGAGATTACCTCATGACTACGTTAATTATGTTAAGTTAAGTTGGAAAGATAACGCTGGTATTGAAAGAGTTTTATACCCTGCTAGAAACACTAGTAATCCTTTAGCAATATTACAAGATGGTGATTATGATTATACTTTTAATGAGGACCAAACTTTATTAGAAGCTCTTGATTCTAACACGTGGACTGATTTTAGAAACTCAGCTAGTACAGATAATACTGTTGAAAATGTAAGTGGTCCTGATGTTGATGCTACATTAGCAGAGGGTAGAAGATATGGTCTTCAACCAGAGCATGCTCAATTTAATGGTTTGTATTTTATAGATAATTCTAGAGGTATGATATATTTTAGTTCTGGAGTAAGTGGTAAAACAGTAACTTTAAAATACATAAGTGATAGTTTAGGTACTGAAGAAGAAATAAGGGTACATAAGTTTGCTGAAGAAGCAGTCTATAAATGGGTTGCACATGGTATATTGTCATCTAGAGTAAATACACCAGAATATATAATAGCTAGATTTAAAAAAGAAAGATTTGCTGCGGCAAGAAAAGCTAAGTTAAGATTATCAAATTTAAAAACAGAAGAGCTTAACTTAATAATGAAAAACAAATCAAAAATAATAAAACATTAGTATGCCAGAATTAAAGAGACAATTTGGTGGAGGTGGTATGAATAAGGACCTCGACGAAAGAATAGTTCCTAATGGTAAATATAGAGACGCGTTAAACATACAAGTGTCTAGTTCTGAAGCTAGTGATGTTGGTGCTGTGCAAAATATATTAGGTAATAGAAGACCGTATGGTAATGCTTTATCTAATCTAGGTAGTAATCCTATGTGTATTGGTGTTTACTCAAATACTAAAACAGAGATGATATACTGGTTTGTTGCGAGTGACACTAAGTCTTTAATACTAGAGTATGATCAAACATTAAATGTTGTTTCACCTATATTAGTAGATACGACTGGTGTTTTAGGTTTTAATGAAGCATTTTTAATAACTGGTATAAATATAATTGATGATCTATTATTTTGGACAGATGATCAAACTGAGCCAAAGAAAATAAATATAAAAACTTGGAAAGCTTATAATAGCTCTAATAGTAATTATACACACACACAAATAAGTAGTGCTAACTTTACAGAAGACCACATAACAGTAATAAAGAAAGCTCCAATCAAACCACCAACTATAGCAATGTCAGCATCTAAAAGAACTGGTATTGTTGAAACTACATTATTACAAAAAAGATTTACAGAAACAACAGATCCTTTTGATGCTATAAGTACTGGTAATTACGGTGCTGTTACGTTTTCAACAACACCAAATTTTGAAGTTGGAGATAAATTAAGGGTAACATTACTTAGCGGTGCTGCAGATGAAGAGATTATACTTAGTGTAACAGCTGTAGCAGGTGCCTCGTTTACAGTTAATGTAGATGTTATCTCAGAAAACATAGAAGAAGGTTTACAAGATTGGAAAGTTGAGTTAATAGAAGAAAAACCTATGTTTGAGTTTAAATTTCCTAGGTTTTCATATAGATATAAATTTGATGACAACGAATATTCAGCTATAGGACCTTATAGTAAAGTAGCATTTTTACCATCTGATTTTGATTATGCTCCTAAAAAAGGTTATAATAAAGGTATGGTTAACAATGTTAGATCTTTAAAAATAGGTGGTTTTACAGAAGGAGCACCTCATGGTGTTAAAGAGATAGACATATTATATAAAGATACAGCTAGCAACAATATATACACAGTACAAAGTATAAAAACAACAGATGAAGAATATACAGCTGGTACCAATGGTGAAGTTGAAATAACTTCAGATGTTATATATAAAGTTTTACCTTCAATTCAAGCATTGAGACCATGGGATAATGTTCCTAGAAAAGCTAAAGCTCAAGCTATGTCAGCTAATAGGATTATGTATGGTAACTACTTAGAAAACTTTGATATGAAAGATTCTAGTGGTGATGATATAAGCGTTAGGTTTGATGTATCTATAGTTCAAAACCCCTCAGTATCAACTTTAGAAAAAGAACCATACCCATCTATCAAATCGCTTAGAACATATCAAGTTGGTGTTGTTTATAGAGACAAATATGGTAGAGAAACACCAGTGTTTACTGATACATCTGGTTCTTTTACATTAGATAAATTATCCGCTATAAACTACAATGTTTTAAAAGTAAAAATAACTAGTCCAATACCACATTGGGCTGAGTCATATAAATACTTTGTAAAAGAATCTTCAGACGAATATTATAATTTAGCTATGGATAGACATTATCCAGCTGAAGATGGTAATGTTTGGATAGCTTTCCCTTCATCAGAAAGAAATAAAGTATCAGAAGAAACATTTTTAGTTTTAAAGAAAAGACATAATGATGATACGTTTGTTGAAGATGAAGCTAAATATAAAATAATAGCTATTGAAAACGAAGCTCCTGATTTTTTAAAAATAGAAAGAGTTACACAAGGTGTTTTAAATTCTACTAACTCTGGACAACAAAATGAAAACATATTTTTATCCACTGGTTTTCCTGAGCCAGATAGAACTTACATGCACATATTAAAAAGTAAGTGGAAGAAAGTTTTTGGAGGTGGTGAAAATGATTTTAATGAAAACACACCACCTGTTCATCATAAATCTGACTTAATAGTTAGAGTGTTATCAGCTGGTAATAAAACAAAATGGTATGATATTGCTAATTTAAAACTTGTTGAAGCAGGTAGCAATGATTATTATGAAGTCGAGTTAGAAGATAAATTAACAGAAGATGATGTTTCTTTTATAGGTGCTTATAGCGCTAGTGATAATAGTTTATCTTTAGAGATTGCTCAAAAAAATATTAAAACACAACCTGAATTTGGTGGTAGATTTTTTGCTAAAATAGAAAGAGATGGTGTTTTAGAATCAGCTATTTTAAATAATGAAAACACAGATGATTATAGTGTTATAGCTAACACACATATATACGCTAACAGTTTTGCACCTGATAAATCACAAGATTATTGGAGAAATGCTCAAAAAGGTGTTTATCCAGGTGGAGCAGGAAGAAATGATACATATCACGGTGAATGGTTTTTATGTAGAAATATATATAGACATTATAAAGATGCTGGTGGTACTTTAGTTACTAACGGTAATAAATACAGAGGTGGTTTAGGTGGTGTTACAAGTCACAGCAATGCTCATGATGTTAGAGGTTTTGGAGCTCAATCTGGTAATGACTTTATTGAAATAGCTTATCACTGGTGGTATGATCAGGATAGAGAAGCTTGGCAAGGTGCTTGGAATAACTTTGAGTACCAACATAGACCTGCTTATAAAAATCTAGTAACCTCAATGCAAACAACAAACATGAAGTTTAGGTTTACTGATGACCCTGATCAAACTGTTTATCAAATAAAAGGATATAGAAGAAGTAATATAGGTGCTTTTAAAGATGGTGCTATAGGTAGATGGGGTAGTATGAGAATTATTAAATGGACTTTAAAACTAGATAAGCAAATACAATGGGCGCCAGAAGATAATGGACACACATCAAAAGCGTCGGCTACTCAAATAGAGTTTTTAGATATATATGCTGGTGGTGACGAAAAAGGTTTTACAAGTGATAATCCAGCTATATTTGAAACAGAACCAAAAGATATAACAGATCTAAATCTATATTTTGAGACGGATCAAGCTTATAATAAATCAGTACATGGTAACGAGCAAACTTTAGATTATTCAAACTGTTGGAGTTTTGCTAACGGTGTAGAGTCTGATAGAATTAGAGATGATTTTAATGCTTTTAAATTAAACAAAGGCGTGAAAGCTAGTACTATATTAGAAACACCTTATGCTGAAGAAAGAAAATCAAACTTTGTTATATTCTCTGGGCTTTATAATTCTATAAGTGGAACAAACAATACTAATCAATTTATACAAGCTGATAAAATAACAAAACAAATAAACCCTGTTTATGGATCAATACAATTAATGAGACATAGACATGGTGGTCTAGATGTTTTATGTGAAGATAAATGTTTTAAAATACCTACAAACAAAGATATATTATTTACAGCTGAAGGTAGCAAACAAGTAACAGTATCTTCAGATGTACTAGGAACAGTAAATCCTTACACTGGTGAGTTTGGTATTAGTAAAAATCCTGAGTCTTACACTCAATATGGTTACAGAGCGTACTTTTCAGATAAAGCCAGAGGAGTGATTCTAAGACTCTCTGCTGATGGTCTTGAGCCTATATCACGTTATGGTATGGAAGATTACTTTAAGGACAACCTAGAAGTGTCTACGACGGTTATAGGTAGTTATGATACTAATAAGAAAGAATATAATATAACTTTAAACCATAATACAATATCTTTTAAAGAAGATACTAATGCTTGGACAAGTAGAAAAAGTTTTTTACAAGAAGATGGTGTGAGTTTAAATAATAAATACTACACATTTAAACACGGTGATCTTTGGGTTCACGATAATGAAGTTAGAAATGAATTTTATGGTAATCCATATGACTCAAGTATTAAATTTATATTTAACGATGCTCCTGGTTCTGTCAAACAATTTAAAACTCTAAACTACGAAGGCTCACAAGCTAGAATATTCCAAGATAATAGTGGTAATGCTGACACAGATAATAACTTCTTTAACAAAAATAATACCGCTGGTTGGTGGAGTAATTCTATAGAGTCTGATAAACAAAGTGGTAATGTATTAAAGTTTGTAGAAAAAGAGGGTAAATGGTTTAACTATATACAAGGTACACAAACAACATTGTCTAATTTAGATACAAGTGAGTTTAGTGTTCAAGGTTTAGGTAGTGGATCTGTATCCGCAAGTAGCGATTACTCATATAAAGTAACAATAACAGTAAACGAAAATAACGACTAATGGCATTAACTAACTGTACAATAAATTCCACATCTGTTGAGGTTACACCATCACAAGCTTTAGGATCTGGTGTTGCTAACCAAGTGTTAACAATAACACCTAATACTGGTTATAGAGTTGCTGCTGCTGATTTTGCTCAAAATACAGATTTATCAGCTGTTCCATTTGTTAATCAAATTAACAACATAACATTAACAAATAGTGGTACGGCTTATGCTGAAAGTAATAAAGTTATTGTAACAATAGATCTTAAAGATACATTTAACCCAGGAACTAACAATCATACTTTTACTATAGATATTGATGGTGCTGCTGTGTTAGAAAAAAATATACCTAAAACTTTATCAGGTGTTTTTAATGTAACTGTAAACAACGCTACAACCGCAGCCTCAAATCAAGCTTATTCAGCTACAGCTACAAGTGGTACTACAGTAGATTTATTTACTAGAACTGTAACAGCTACTAGTGGTAATTACTTTGAAGTAGCACCAACAATTGAAGTTGCAACAGGAAACGTTGATAACTATGTAATAACAGCTACGCCTAACGGCACTGGTACTAATCACACTGCTACAACTTTTAATGTTGATGGTATAATACCTTTGATAACAGATACTTCTGATGTTATAAATATAGATGCAAGAGCTGTAACTATACCAGTTGCTTTAAATAGAATTAATAGCTATAGCATGGATACTTCAGACGCTCCATATGTTTTAACTAAAAGAGGTTTAACTGTATACGGTGATGTAGGTGCTAAATTTGAAGTTAATATAACTAGAACAGGTGATAGTCATACTTATGATTTTTCAGCGGGTAATTTTACTAGCTCTAATACTAACTCTGGTACTTTAACAATAGGTAGTAACGGACAACATGCTCAGTTAATAACTTTACCTTTAGTTGTAGCTGACGTAACTTATACAATAACTATAAGTGAAAAACCTCCAACAGCTGATAACATATCACAAACAAATCCTTTTACTATAAACAGAAGAGGATTTAAAACTGTTACAGCTAGCGCTTCATCAACTAGTAGAGGAACATTAAGTTCTGTAGCTTCCACATATACTAATTATGCTGGCACAACTATAAACCATAGCGCAGGAGCTAATGCGATAAATGGACAAAGTGGTACTGAAATTGAAAGTAATAACGGTGCTGAGTTTAATTTTGTTACTGTTATACAAGATGATCAAGCTTTTACTTTTAGTGGGACTAATGCTCTTTCAAGTAGTATGACGTTAACATCAAGTCACTATGGTATAACCGGTAATGCTAACATAGTTGCTGGAACAATTACAGCTGTAAGATCTGCTGACAATAGTGGAAATGCTAATAGAAAACTAACAATAACTGGAACAGACTGGTATAATTGGCAACATGGAACAAGTAATACTGTTATAAACTTTAACATTGATCAATTTTGTGACGCAGGTGGTAGTAATCCAGGTGGTAGTAATGTACTTACTATAGGAAATACACAATTCCAAGATGTTACAGGTGGTAATAGCACAATATTATACCCTAGTGGTTATATACAAGGTGTCACTGGTAGAACATCTGGATCATCAACTATAACATATACTTTAGCTGGTGTTCAGTTATCTAGTAATGATTTTCCTTCTTATGTAGATACAAGCGGTGATGTAACAATTACAGCGGGTAACTATGGCGCTACTACAACTAAATTTAATAGCGCTAACTACGCTACTTCATTAACTAGTTTTAACGTTGCTAATCAAGGTACAAGCTCAAGGGTTTTAACTATGGATATAACTGTAACAATAACTAGCTTTAGTCCGAATGTAGCGGCTAACGATGTACACAACTTAAAAGTTATGATTGCTTTCGCTAACGACGGTGCTAACCCATAAAATAAATAGATATGCCAAGTATAACAGTAACATTTACTAACGAATTAAACGAATCAGTGCAATTAGGAGACGTATTATACTATGTTAATCCTAGTAGTGAAACTATGCAAGGAGATCATGGATCTAGTGGAACTCAAACACCTATACTAAATAGTAATAATATTATTGAGGTTGGCGTAATAACAGCTATAAACTATGCTACAAATGTAATAACAGCTGATATAGATAACTCTACAGCTTTACCAACTGGTAGCAGTTTCTTTTTATTTAGTAAAGATAATAGAGCTAATATGTCTAGTTTACTAGGATATTATGCTGAAGTTGAGATGACAAATAACTCTAATATAAAAGCAGAGTTATTTAGCGTAGGATCAGAAATATTTGAATCTAGCAAATAATGTGTAATAATAATATAAATAATTTAAAATGAAAAAATACCAAGGATCTTCACCATTAAAATTTATACCACAAGCGGCTCAAGCGGTTGGAATAGCTGCTAAAATAGGTATGGGTTTAGCTGGTAGAAAAAAGAAAAAAGCTCAATTGAAGAACGCTCAAGGAGCATATGATATGCAAAGACAACAATTTGAAAACATGGATACGTCTAATTTATACATGGATAAAGAAAATGTATTTGAAGATGCTACTGTAAGTACACAGGCTGCAGATTTTGCTAAAGCTCAAGCTTTACAAAGTCAATCAAACACTATGGATCAGTTTAGTCAAGCTGCAGGTGGTTCTGGTATTGCCGCTCTAGCTCAAGCAATGGCTGGTTCATCAAATCAACAAGCTCAAGCAAGTTCTGGTGATTTGAAAAAACAAGAAATAACCAACGAAAGAAATACTATGGCTGAAGCTGGTAGAATACAAGACCAACAAATAGAAGGAGAATATACAAAGAGAGATCATGAGTTAGGAAAAATAGATACTCTAATGCAATTAACTGGTCAAGAGCTTCAAGCTGCGCAAGCTGCTAAGTCAGCAAGTGATCAAATGTTAATAGGTGGTGTTGGTGATGCATTAGGTATGGCTACTCCAAACATGGCTCAATTTTTAAAAGGTAAACCAAAAAACGTATAGAATATTATGTATTATAATCAACAATCAATTTACGACGCTGCTGGTGGTGGTAGATCTGTAAACGTTAAAACAGCTTTTGATATAGGTTATGAAGCAGCTACGGGAGGTAAAGGTAGTGACAATCCAACTAGATCTGTAAAAAACTTTTATGAACAGAAGCTAGCTAACTACCTAAAAAAATTACCAGCTGATGTTGACTTAGCTGCAGTACCTAATAAGTATAGAGGTGGTATATCTCAGTTTTTATCAAAGCAAAAACAAGCATATGTTGATGCTGCTAATAGCGTTGACGAATATGAGGTTGGTAGCGAAGATTATATGAATAGAGTTGCTATAATGAATCAAATAAAAAGTTCGTTTGAAAATTTAGATAAACAAATGAAACTTTATGGTGAAAACAAAAAAGAATTAATAGAAGATATTGAAGGTCAACAAACTTCTATGTATGGTGAAAATCAAGCTAATGTAAATTTACTAAGAAGTATTTTTAATGAAGAACTTGATATGGTTATAGATGAAACCGGTAACGTTAAATTTGTAGGTGATGATGGTGAGTTATCTTTAAATGACTTACCTGATTATGCTATAAAAGATTATGAAACAGCTACAGCTATGACTAAAATGGGTGTTGATGTTTATAAAAATTCTTTAAAAACAGGACAAGTTTTAAACGTAAATAATCCCATGTATTTTCAATATCAAAACCAATTAAAAACAGCTATTGATCAAGGTGGTACTTCAACTCTAATGTCTATACTACATGACGGCTTAGTTGGTAATGTGGTTTTAGCTGATGGTATGAAAGATCAAATTCAAGCATATAAAGATGGTAACTTAAGTTTTAGTGAGTTAAGAGATCAAGTTGTAAATAACTACATGGACGTTTTGGTTAAACAATCACAAACAGGCGTTAGTCAAAGAAAAGTAAATCCAAGTAAGTTAAATACAGGTGGTGGTACTGGCGGTAGCTCGACTGATATTAAAAATCAAAATAAAGTAAATAAACTTACTGATGCTTGGAATAATAAAAATATAAATGATATAGAGCTATATTTACCTACAAATTTAGAAATAAAACAATTGGGAGAAAATTTCTACATAAATGATAAGCTTATAGATCTTAATAACCCCGATTCTTTCTTTGATGTTTTAAGATATGCTAGAATTGATCCTATATACTGGCCGCAGCTTACAGAGCAAGAAAATACAGAAGAAATAAACCAGCAAACTAACTCCAACGTTGGTGCAGCTGATAACTTTTAAATAAATAAATATGAGTGATGCTAAGTTTATGACACGTCAGTATAATGTTGCTGGCGCTAGCTACAACATTACTGATAAACATCAAGAAATGCAAGATGATTACGATGAGTATCTTGTGGAACAAGAAAGATTAGAAGAAGAGGAAAGAAGATTACATCTTGAAAAAACTCAAAAAAGCTTACCTAAACTATATAAATATTTAGTTGAAAACGGTATATATACTAAGCCGTTTAATAATTTCACAGAACAGTTTTACAATGAACAAAGTAGAGAAAAACTACATAGTTATTTACAAGAACAAAAAGCATACACTAAAGGTTATGAAGCTTTTAATGAACAGTTTTTTTCTGACGATGTTGAATATTATGGTGATTATTCAATTGATGGATCATACACTAATAATACTATAGAAAGTGATTATTCTAAATCTTTAGCTGGTATTGGTCATGCTATTTGGGGAGGCGCTAAACAAGGTTACTGGAGAGCTTCTTCTATGGACGATATAGCTAATGTTATGGAGTTTAATCCTGAAGGTATAACTGATGAAGATATATCTAAATTTATAACTGCAGCAGAAGAATTAGAAGAAATGGGTGGACCTAGTAGAGTTACTAAACTTTGGCAAAAAGTTTATGATGAAGAAATGGACAAGGGCACTAATGGTGTTGTTGCTTGGCTTAGAGCTACAGAAGCAACTGGTGGTGTTTCTTATATTGCAGAAAATTTTCTAGCGAGTATGGGAGGTATGATTAACTTTGAGAGTGCAAAAGCCGCTGTAGCTGGTGGAGCTACAGGTGCTGGTGGAGGTTTTATGGTTGGTGGACCAAAAGGAGCTGCTGTTGGTGGAGTCGCTGGCGCTTGGGGTGGTGTTAATGCTTACAATGATGCGTTGATGAGTTTTAAAGCTTCTTTAGACGAAGAACTACAAGAAAGGGGTTTGCCTAGAAATATAGAGAATTTAAGAGTATTATTTAGAGATGAAGAGTTTTATGATAAAGCTCGTAATCAAGCTGTAGCAAGAGGTGTAGCTATTGGCGTTATCGAATCTGTTTTTACAGTGGCTGGTGGTAAAGGAGCTACAGCAATTATAAGAAGCGCACCTAAAACAACCGTGGTTAGAGGTTCAAGAATAATACCAAAAGCTAGTACTATAAAAGCAAGTGGTGTGGTTGGTGTTTCAGAAGTTGCTGGCGGTATGACCGGTGAAGCTGTTGGTTTAAAAATACAAGGCAAAGAACTAGATGCTGGTGAAATAATTAACGAGGGTGTTATAGGACTAGGTGGCGCTCCTGTTACTGGAGCGGTTAGTTTGTTATCAAACGTTAGAAAAGGTGAATATTCTATTGATGGTAAAAATGTTACACCTCAACAAATGCAAGATATTATTGATACAGCTACAAACGAGGAGGTAACAGCTATGGACATTGTTATTAAAAACGACAATGAATTATCACAGTATGTAAATAAAATACAACAAGAAACACAATTAAAAGCATCCATAGATCCAAGAGTTACAAATAAAACAGATAGAGATGCTTTGTTTGAATTAGAAAGAAGAGCACTAAAATTTATAGGTAATGATTCATCTTTTGCTAAATCTCAATTAGCGGATATACAAAGTCAAATAAAAGATATAAATTCTAAGTACTCAAGAAAAGGTAGAAAGTCAAAAGCTACTTTACAAAACGAAGCGGATAGATCAAGAGTTGCTAACGCTATTAAAAAAAGAAAAGCAGAAGAACAAGCTAGATTTGCTGAAACTGGTGCTAAAAAACTTGGTTTAAAAACCGTAGCAGCAAACACTACAAAAGGTCTTAACAAAATAATAAAAGACAATAAAATAAATCTAACAAAAAAACAAAAATCTCAATTAAATCTTATAGGTGGTTTTATTGATAAAGGTGTAATATATATAAATAAAGAAGCCGCAGCTAATACGCTTCAATTTAATGTTGGTGCGCATGAGTTGCTTCATGGTATTTTAAACGCTAAAGTAAAAAATCAAAAGGCTTTAATGAACGATATACAAAGAATATTACCAGATAATATCAATGCTGCTATTATAAAAAGGATGCAAGACAGAGGTTATGAAAGAGGCAAACAGCATCAAGAATATCTTACAGTTATGTCAGACATGCTAAACCCTAATGATAAATCTGCAGCTGCTATGGAAGTAAAAAGTTTGTTTAAAGACAAAGGTATTGTAGATAATATAAAGCAGTTTATTATAAATATACTCAGAAGATTTGGTTATAAAAATATAGACTTTAATAAAGCAGAAGATGTATTAAAGTTTATGCAAGAGTATACAGATAGTGTTAAAGAAGGTCAAATATCACAAGCTTTAGTAGATGAAATAGGACCAATAACAGCTGAACAAGCTACACTTTCAGAAGCACAACTTTCTTTAAACGCTGTAGATTCACAATTAGTAAATGAAATATATAGAGAGCAAGGTATAACAGATCTTAGTGCTTTTGAAATGTTAAATGTATTAAGACCTACAGCTCAAGGTATAGCTCGTAGATATGAGCAAAGACCTAATTATTCTGAGTTTGCAGATATACTTGTAGATGAAATACAAACAGGTGAAAGAGGTATGCTAGATGTTATAAGAAGTTATCCTGAGTACGTTAAGAAACAACAACTAAAAGGTAAAGAACCTGCACCATTGTCCGGCTATTTAAATAATGCTTTTTCTACAAAAACAGGTTTTAAAAGGTATGTTGAAATAGCTGATAGAATTTTAGGTAAAGACGAGGGTAGTCAGTTTACAACAAGTATAGATGATACAACTCAACAAATAGCAGATCAACCTGTAGAAACAAAAAAGACTAAACCAGTTACAAAGATAGATCCTAGAGATATAGTAAAACCTAAGTTTAAAAAAGCTTATAACGAAACTGTGACTTTAGATAATGTAGATCTTGAAAACCCAAGCTTTAAAAAAATAAAAGGACAAGGTGAAGCTATTATGGCTGAGGCTGTAGGCATACCTGTTAGCAAATTAAAACCAGCTAACAACTTTAGTAAAGCTGATTTAGAAAAATCATCTAAGTTTATATTTGATTCTAAAACTTTATTTAGAAAGCTTATGCCAAAAGGCGCTGTACTAGAAGCTGCTTCAGATAAATTAATAGGTACATCAACTGGTGTTCAAAAATCTTTATTGAATGCTTATTATACTAAACAAGACAGAGCAGATAACTTATACCCACATGCTTTAGATAAATTAAATGATACTCAGTTTTTAGAAAAAGCTGGTATAGATCCAAAAACAGGTAAACCAATAAAAGGTTTATCACCTAGATCGGCTGAAGCACAGGTGCAAAAAGCTTTATTGAACATGGGTGATAAGTTAATTACAAACACTATAATTAAAGAACAACTAAAACAAATAGATGCTTCACCAAACGTTATTCAAGATGTAGCCGCGGGTACTCAAGAAATACAACTTAGTAAAACAAGTATAGATTTAGCTAATGAATTTGATTTAATAAATACATATCCTGGTGTGCGTGAAAATGCTGCAAAAAGTATAGATGCTGGTATTTTAGCTTCTGATTTTTATTTTGATGGCTTTTATAAATATATATATCCTGTTTTTGAAAAAAATCACCCAGGACTACTAACAGCTGGTGAGGCTTATAACGGTATTAATTTAAGAAACTATAAACCGGTTTTATATTATTTACGAGAAAAGTTTAAAAGTATAAAATATTCAACGGGTAATTATCCTAAAAGAGATTTTGCTGAGTTTGTTGGTAAAACAGTAAAAGACATACAAAAAAATAAATCAAAAATACCTGAATATAATAAACAAGCAAGTATAAATTTTGATGCTTTTTGGAATAATATTAATGAAATATTAGTTAAAAATCCTGAAGCACTTGGTGTTGTTTTACAATTTTTAGAAAACGCTATAAGCTCTAAAACACATCCACACAGAAATGGTGCAGAGTTTATGTATTACGATCAGACTAACACTGGTAATGTTTATTTAGAACACGCTTTACAAAATAAAAACGCTTACGTTACTTTGATACGTTCTATTATGAATCCAGATCAAAACTTTCAATCTACATTAGCTGCTGTAAAAAAGAACTATAAGCTTATTGGTATAACTTATGCTGATAACAAAAGTCTAGATAATAGTGATTTAAAAAACAATATGGATCTTACTGGTGAGTGGAACGTGTTTGATAATAACTGGTTTGAAAGATATTTTAATGAAACGATGGCTGCGTTAGGTTTTGTAGGTACAGAAAATTTAATAAATGCAGAAACAGGTAAATCATTTTTAGAAGAGTTCAATATAAACAACGAGGGTTTAAAAATATCACCTCAGTTACAATTATCTATAAACGAGGTTAATAAAAATAGTAAAATATTAGAAGCTAAACAACAAGGTAGATTAAAAAACAAACCTGAAAAAGGTATCAGTGTATTTGACTTTGATGACACTTTAGCTCAAACAAACAGTCAAGTTATAGTAACTATGCCTGATGGTAGTACTAATAAAATAAATGCTACTGAGTTTGCTTTACAGTCTGCAGATCTTGAAGCGGCTGGAGCTGTATTTGATTTTAGTGAGTTCAATAAAATTATTGATGGTAAGAAAGGTCCTTTATTTGAACTAGCATTAAGAAGACAAGATAAGTTTACTAGCAAAGACATATTTGTACTAACAGCAAGACCACAAGAAGCAGCTTATGCAATACATGCTTTTTTAAAAGGTATAGGATTAGAAATACCTATAGAAAATATAACTGGCTTAGAAGATGGTAGACCTCAAGCAAAAGCTGACTGGATTATAGATAAAGCAGCTGAAGGTTATAATAATTTTTATTTTGCTGATGATGCTTATAAAAACGTAAAAGCAGTACAAGATGTTTTAAATCAAATAGATGTTAAATCCGACGTGCAACAAGCTAAGATACAGTTTAGTTTAGGTGAAGGTTTTAATAACATATTAGAGCAAACAAAAGGCATAGAAGCACAAAAAGTATTTTCTGATGCTGCTGCAAAATCAAGAGGTCGAGGTGCTGATAAGTTTACTTTCTTTTTACCACCTTCAGCTGAAGACTTTGTTGGTCTTATATACAGCTTTTTAGGTAAAGGCAAACAAGGTGAAACTCAATTAAAATTCTTTGAAGATAACTTAATAAAACCTTTTACTAGAGGTATACAGGAAATAAATAGTGCTAAAGAAGCTTATGCTAAAAACTACAGAGAGCTTGGTAAGTTTTATCCTCAAGTTAAAAAACTATTATCAAGAAAAACAGCTTATAATGATTTTACATATGACGCTGCTATTAGAGTTTATTTGTGGGATAAATTAGGTTATAAAATACCTGGTATATCAAAGACTGATCAAAAAAGATTATCAGAGATAGTAGCAGCTGATATTGATTTAAAAAGCTACGCTGAAGTATTAAACAATATTACTGGTAAGAAAAACTTTCCTGAACCAAGTGAAAACTGGGTGATAGGTACTATTGTATCTGATATAAATGATATAACTCAAAGAGTTGGTAGAAAAAAATATTTAGGTGACTTTATAGAAAACAAAAACGAAATATTTAGTAAAGATAACTTAAATAAAATCCAAGCTACATATGGTGATAATTTTAGAAGTGCGTTAGAAGACATATTATATCGTATGGAAAACGGTACTAATAGACAAAGTGGTAACAATAAGCTTACAAACTCGTTTTTAAACTGGGTTAACAACTCTGTTGGTGCTATCATGTTTTTTAACTTTAGATCAGCGACTTTACAAACAATATCTTTATTTAACTTTATCAACTGGTCAGATAATAATCCAGTTAAGTTTGGTAAAGCTATATTAAATACAAAGCAATACGCTAAAGATTTTGCTATGATATTTAATTCAGACATGTTAAAACAAAGAAGAAGAGGTTTACAGACAGATGTAAACGAAGCTGAAATAGCACAAGCGATGAGTACATCTAATAACAAGCCAGCTGCTATATTAAGGTATTTATTACAAAAAGGTTTTATACCCACACAAATGGCTGATAGTTTTGCTATCGCTTCAGGTGGTGCTACGTTCTATAGAAATAGATTAAACACATACTTAAAACAAGGTTTAAATCAAAAACAAGCTGAAAACAAAGCTTTTGCTGATTTTGCCGATGCTTCAGAAAAAGCACAGCAGTCAGCTAGACCTGATATGATCTCACAACAACAAGCAAGCCCATTAGGTAGATTAATATTAGCTTTTCAAAATACACCAATGCAGTATATGAGATTAACTAAAAAAGCTTTTCTTGATCTTAAAAATGGTAGAGGTGATTGGAAAACAAATGTTTCTAAAATAGCTTATTACGCAGCTATACAAAATTTAATATTCTCTACACTATCTAACGCTATGTTTGGTATGTTGTTTGATGATACTGAAGAGGATATGTGGGATAAAAAGAAAGATAGAGTTGTTAATAACATGATGGATACTGTTTTAAGAGGTTCCGGTGTTTACGGTGCTATCGTCTCTACAATAAAAAATATGATAATGAGATTTTCATATGAAGCTGGTAAAGATAGAAATCCAGATTACACCTATGTATTAGTAGAAGGTTTAAATCTATCACCACCAGTTGGATCTAAAGCTAGAAAACTATACAACGCTTTACAGTCTTACAAGTTTGATGCTGATGAAATGAAAGAAGCAGGATTTAGTTTAGATAATCCTGGTTTATTAGCAATTGGTAATGTGTTGTCAGCTACGGCAAATATACCTTTAGATAGAGCTGTAATGATATTAAACAATTTAAAAGAAGCTTCTAACAGTGAAAATGAAGCGTGGCAAAGAATAGCTATGGTATTAGGTTGGAACACTTGGGATGTAGGTGTCGATCCTTATGAATCTAAAAGCCAAATAAGAAAAAAGAATACAAAAAGAATACAAAGAGTTAAGAAAAATTAAAAACAAGTAATATTAAAAGAATAAACCTACTTTACTATGAAAAAACTATTATTGATTATAGCATTGCTAATTTCTAGCAATGTTCAAGCACAATTTTTAAAAGAAATATACAAAGACTTCCTTAAGTACGGTACGTTCTATGCTGCTGGTAATATAGAAAACGCACAAGCAGTACAACCAAACTATTTCATACGTACAAATCCTGATGATTTTTATGGTATACCTCAAGTAGAGGATAGAGCTCAATACCACCCGTTTAATTATAGATATGGTATAGGTATACGTAAATTAGCTAGATTTGATTACGAGGTAAAACCTGGAACGTTTTGGACAGGTGATAACAAAAAAGAAAAACAAATAGGTTTGTCTGCACCTACATCAGCTGTAGAAGGTTTTGAGTACTTGTTACACTGGGAAAAAGAAAGACATAATGGTAAAGAGTTTAATAATAAAAGATTATTTGTTAGACATACTGGTGATTATCATATAGCTAAGTTTGAAGCTAGAGAAACTGGTAAAATAGATTTTGAATACATGTCTGGTGAATTAAGAGCCAGGTTACCTATTGGTAAGAAATTTAGTATATCTGCTGGCGCAATATATAGAACACACCAACGTCCTTATGGTTATAACCCTGTAGAAATATGGTTAAACATGGAAGATGAAGATGGAGACGCATTAAATCCATGGTATAGCTTAGGGTATGAGTATGGTTATCAAGACATATACTACGCACAAAATGATGAGTTTGGAAATAATGTTTATGATTGGTACTGGATAAATCAAGATGGAGTTGTTGTTGCTTATACTGATCGTGACTTCAGAGACAGGATAATGCCTGGACTTATGAATCGATATAACCAAGAAGCATGGGCTGATTTAGATGCTTTCGCTGAGATTGCACCTATTGTCGGTTTTGACTTCTACCACTACAAAGCTAACTTTTGGATGCATGCTTATGGTAGTTGGATATTACCTTATCACAAATATGTACAAGGTAATGAGGACTTTAGTTATTTACATAGAAATAGCTGGGGTAAGGGTGGTCACAATGATTTGCTTGAAGGAGAGCAGTGGAGTGATTACCAAGCAGGTTTAGTATTTGGTGTAAAAATTAGTAAATCAATTGGTTTATTTATTGAAGGTGAATACACTAAATTCTGGGACTCAGAAATGTTTAACTCAAATTTCGGTATTAACTATACCTTTAGATAATGGAAGAAAAAATGCTATCAGAAAAATCTGAAGTAAAACTTGATATAAAAACATTAATAGGTATCGTAATAGGTATTGTAACTGTAGCAGGTATATGGTTTGATCTAACAGCTAAAATAAGTAACATAGAAAGTACATTAGTTAGATTAGAATACAACCAAACACTAAATGATGAGTTTAGAATCAAATGGCCTCGTGGTGAAATGGGTGCATTACCTGATGACGCAAAGCAAGATTTACGAATTGAATATTTACAGAAAGATGTAGAAAAATTACAGGCAATAATTGAAGAATTAAAAGATAAATAAAATGGCAAAGCAAATAGGTGAAGAAACCAAGGTAACGTTAGATTTAAAAACATTAGGCACTATAGCTGTCGGTATAGCCGCTTTAGTAGGTATGTGGTTTGCTTTGCAAGCTGATATAGCTCTTGCAAAAGAACTTCCAGCGCCTGTTATTGATAGAGTAGAATATGATCTAAAAGACGAATTAATTCGTCAGACCATAATGGATACTCAAGATGATGTAGAAGAAATAAAAGAGAGTCTAGAAAAAATAGACGAAAGATTGTACGAACTACAAAAGAAATAAAAATGAAATACTTAATATTACTCTTAATACCATTTATATCATTTTCACAAAGTGACGTTCCTGATGAATATTGGTTAGATGATTCAAATTTTGAAGATAGAATAAATACCAATAACGCTTTTGGTGATGATGATGTTAAACCTGTTGTTATAGAGTTTTGGGCTAAGTTTAATGAAGCTAATTGTTTTGCTGAGTGGGAAGAGCTAGAAGACGCTGTTTATTATAGGGTTGACATAGCTAAAGCACCTGAAACTAAAAAGAAATATAGGGTTCGTATGGCACCCACAGTAATAATATTTAAAGATGGTATAAAAGAAACTGTCTTTAAAGCTGGTTTAGATTTAATGCTACCAGCAGACTTAAACGATATTCAAGAAGCTATAAATGAAATTAATAACGCAAGTAAATTTTAAATTATGTGTCCTATTTGTAATGGGTATTGTGGGCTTTGCTAATGCTCAGATACCAAGAGATAAACAACTACATTTTGCCGCAGGTACTATAGCCGGGAGTACTGGTTACACGTATGTTTGGCAAAAAACAAAAGATAAAAAGAAAGCTATGCTAGCAGGCATAGGTACAGCTATTTTAGCCGGTACAATAAAAGAATTAGTAGACTCTTCTCAATCAAACAATAGGTTTGATACAAAAGATCTAGCCGCGACAGCACTCGGCGGTATAACAGTGAGTGTTACAATTAATTTATTTAATAAAAAGAAGTATGTGGAAATTAACTAAACAATACTGGAAAGATATGTGGAAAGCTCTATGGAGCAAAACTACAATTGATGAGAAAGCTATAGCTACGCTAGCTGAAATAAAGAAAAGAAAAAAACTTACTGAGGCAGAAATAAAAGATGTCATTAGCGCTATAAAGCAGGTAGGTAATCAAATTGATGATATACCCGGAGCTTTAAAAGGTAACGCTAGAAAAGGTAGAAAATAATGGATAAAATAAGTAAACACGTAAGTTACCGCGAAGGTGTGTATAGCAGAACAGCAGAGAGGCTTGGATTAAAAAACGATCCCTCTGATGATCATTTAGCTAACATGAAGCTTATTGCAGAAAAAGTATTTGAACCTCTTAGAATACACGTAGGAGGTCCTATAAAGATCAATTCGTTTTATCGTGGACCAGAACTTAATGCTGCTATTGGTGGATCATCTAAGTCACAACATTGCCACGGGCAAGCTATTGATATTGATGATACATATGGTCACGCTTCTAATGCTGAAATGTATAACTGGATTAAAGCTAATTTAGATTATGATCAGATGATATGGGAATTTGGTACAGATGAAAACCCTAACTGGGTACACGTAAGTTATGTAAACGCAGAAGCAAACAGAAACAGGTGTTTAAAAGCTTATAAAGATAATGGTAAAACTAAATACATGGTAATATGAACAGATATGATATAAAACAATACGAATCAGCTATAACAAAAGCTTTTCTAGTTTTTTTAGGAGTAGTTTTTATGTTATTGTGTTACGCTTGTTCACCATATTATTATCAAAGTAAAGGACCTGAAATAACACATGTATTAGCTTTGACAAAAGAAGGCGATACATTAAAAATACCTATTAAAGATATAAAACCAAATGTAGTATATAATGTAATCGGATATGATTGGTATCATGTGCCATCTGGATATTATAACAGATGGAACAATCCATATTATCACCCACATTTGTATAATCCACCTAAACCTATATATAATGGTAATAGTAATTATAATAATAACAATAATAACAATACGCCAAATATTACAACGCCCACAATCAAACCGGGAGGATCGGTAGTTACACCACCATCTACACCAGTTAATCCTAGAAAAAATTAATTATGTACGTACAAAAAAATAATCCTTTTAAAGTAACAAGCTGTGGTAGACGTAGAACGTTTATGCAAGATGGTGGCAAGTCTCCTTTTAAAAGAACAGCTAAAAGCTGGACACAAAAAGATAGAGATGAATACAATAGAGAAACGGGTAGTAATTTAAAACCACCTCAACCACAAGGTGGATCGCGTAGGGATAGTTATTGCGCTAGATCTGCTGGTATAAAAAAATGTAAAAATCCAGATAAAAATGGCGATTGTCCAAATGACATTGCTAGAAGAAAATGGAACTGTTAAATAAATAATTATGGGAAAAAAAGGATTGTGGGCAAATATGCACGCTAAAAGAAAAAGGGGTGAAGCACCGGCAAAACCTGGTGATAAAGATTACCCAACAGACAAAGCTTTAAAAGACTCAGCTGCTAAAATGAAGTCTCCATTTAAAATGACACCTAGTCCTTCAGCATTAAAATGTTGGAAAGGATTTGAAAGAGTACCTGGTACTAAAGAATATTCTGATGGTAGTTGTAGAAAAAAACAATAAATTATGTGGGCACTATTTAAAGATAAAAACGAAATTAATGAAAAAAATGTTATAGGATTTATGTCATTTATAGTAATGACATTGTTTGCTATTGCAGATCTTGTAACTAGCTTTTTATTTGTAGATGGACAATTAGTAATAAATGAAGTAATATACAATTCATTTGTATGGGTTACACTAGGTTGCTTTGGAATATCTGCTTTTGAAAAAGTTAAGAAATAAAAAAAGGGGCTTTCGCCCCTTTAATTTTACCCGTCACAACTCATACAGTCTTCACTAGTAGCTTGAGCTGCTATATCTCCTCTCAGTACTGACTCAGTACGCATATAATACAAAGTCTTAATACCTTTTTTATGAGCTTCAAGATGAACCTTGTTTATAAACTTAGGTTCTGCTTGTGCAGGAAAAGCTAAATTTAAACTAACAGATTGATCTATATATTGTTGTCTTATACCAGCTTGATTAACTAGTTCTAACTGATTTATTTCCTTGAAAGTTTTGAATACTTCTTTGATTGGTATATCGTGATCTCCCAACGTAATTTTCTCTAATTGTTTGATACCTTGTATTGAACCACCGTCCTCTAAAATTTTGTTCCATATTTTATTAGTATTTAAATCATGTTCTTTTAACACATCTACTAAAGTTGGATTTTTGCGGATGAAAGTTCCTTTTGCACTTTGGTCTGTAAAGACGTTAGCTGCCCATGGTTCAATCCCGGGAGAGATATTCCCAGCAAGCTTGCTATTAGATACAGTGGGAGCGATGGCACGTAAATGAGTATTGCGCATACCAGAGCCAACACACCAAAGAGGTTCTCCATAAGCTTCAGCAAGAGCCATTGAAGCTCTTTCAGACTCGATTTTAATTTGACTAAAAATTCTTCTTGTTTCATATTGTGCTAATAATCCTTCGAAAGGTATTCCTTTTTGCTGTAGATATGTATGCCAACCTAGAACACCTAAACCTAGTGCCCTACCTTTTTCAGCAGATCTTACAGCATTTTCAAATCCCCTTCTATTTTTTGCTTTTTGTATAAATTCCTCTAATACACCGTCTAAAAACCATATACTATCATATATTAAATTAGAATCTTTCCATTCATGGTATTTAGCTAGATTTAAACTAGATAAACAACATACAAAGCTATGGTTTTCATCCGTGTGTAATACAATCTCTGAACATATATTGGTCATAAAGACCTTCAGAGCATTATCCTTATACATGCTAGGATTCTGTTTATTAACATTACCCTTAAACATAATATAAGGCTCTCCAGTTGCCTTACGTTTCTGAAGTAATTTACTCCATTTACGTCTTGCAACCTTATCACCGTCTCTAAGTTTACGCATAAACTTATCACCGATTATAGTACATTGATGTAGGTTTAATGATTGTCTATTAACATCACCCTTGGGTTCTCTTATTTCCAACCAGTCTTCCCAATCTTTGTGGTCTATATTTAAATTAACTGATGCAGCTCCTCTACGTACAGCTCCTTGATTAGTAGCTAATATACTAGAGTCATATAATTTACAAAATGGCACAACACCATCAGATGTTCCATTCATTGTAATTTCTGCACCAGAAGGTCTGATCTGATTGATACCAATACCAACTCCTCCTCCATGTTTAGCTAACAACATCATCTCTAAATTCTTAGTTCCGATGTCTAATATGCTATCAGCTACATCGATACCAAAGCATGATATAGGTAATCCTCGTTCAGTTCCTGTATTTGACAACACTGGAGAAGCTAGACATAACCAACCTTTCCATATGTAATCAAAAAATGTATCAGCCATTTCTGGCTTTTTTAATCTCATAGCGACTGTTTTTGCAACTCGCTTATAAGCTTCTTTAGGTGTTTCTCCATTATATAGATAACCACCTACTATAGTTTTTTTATATACTTCGGCGTCTGCCCACTCTGGGTAATCAACACCTTTTTTCCATCTGTTACTCCACATTATTTTAATAAATGATTTATCCAGGCGATAAGCCCATTAATATTCAATGCTACTAAGTTCCATTGTTTTCTACTTGCTACTTGAACTAACACACAACAAAAGCCAGCTATGTATAGCACTGGTTCTACGGTCCATTGTGCAGCTACTAAAAAGCCCGCACCCATATAACCTACTCTACTAGCTAGTCTTTCGCCAGGTGATAGTTTTTTATTTCTTACTAAAAATTTTAGTACTTTATACTTCCAACTCATTTACCAGATATTCTCGAAGTCTTCGCCTTCATTTGCTTTGCTGTAGTCGGTCGGCCTAATAGCAAAAAAGTCAGTATGGGTATGACCACCAGTAAGATGATAAAACCAATCCAAGTTTTTCGCGGCTTCTTTGTCGTACTTAAATTCTTTTGCGAGCTCTTTGTAACCCAGCTCAACAAGTTTTTCATTTAATCGTTTCTTTATAAATTGTTTAAGATCATAAGATTTTAACCCCTCTATATCTCCAGCTTCAAACATCTTATCTATGTATTTCATTTCAGCATCATGCATAACATGTGCTGCGTCTATTATGTGTGGTTTACAAGACTCTTTTAAAAAGTCTTTTTCTTCACACATATGTCTATATAATCTACAACCCATACGTGAGTGTAGACTTTCGTCTCTTACAGACCATTTCATTTGTTGCCCAATACCTTTAAGTAAATTACGTAGCTGAAAAGAATAAAGTACTGCAAAAGCACTATATAAAGAAACTCCTTCAGCGAAAGCACTAAAAATAGCCAATGATCTGCCAATGTCAACAGGATCGGAGCCATCATATGCAACGAGATTATCAAAACGCTCAGCCGTAGCTGGCTCATGTAAAAAAGCTTCAAAGTCTTCAAGTCCCAATGTCTCATTTAAATAACTATAAGCTACAGCATGTATTGTCTCTTGACTTCCAAACATCATGGCCATTTGCTGTATTTCGTGTTTAGGAAACCATGACACTACTTTCTGAGTCCAGTAATCACTTACTGCACATTCAGTCTGAGCAAAACCTAGTAGGATGTTTCCTACTAAGTTCTTCTCTCCTTTTGTTAACTTTTCGTTCCAGTCTTTAACATCACCTGACATAGGTATTTCTGTATGTAACCAAAATGCTTGAGCTTGTTTCAACCAACCCTCAGTATAATACTCAGGGTACTCAAAAGGTTTATATGCTATTCTGTTATCAAATAATCCCATATTTTAATATTGTAATGTTAAACAAATGTCGAATATGAACACGTAAAATACGTGATCAACTTTATTATTTTCTTCGTCTGGATAATTTCTATATCCAAACAATAGGCCTTCAAAAAGGCCAAAACTTAATTCCCATCTTTTCATATTATCTTCCTTGTCCACGGTAAGGCGTACCTGCGTAATACTTACCTGATTTTTGTTTTGTATTTCTGTTTTTGCTATGGATACCTGGTCTTTTCTTTTTAGGTTTCCATTTATATGCTTGTAATACTATTCTTGCCATTTTATACCATATTTTTCGTATTGTTCTTTTAAATGTTTCCATTTTAAATAACCTCTACCTTCAATGGTCCATTTTATAAACCTATCTATTTGTCTTATAGCATACATACGTCTTGCTACTTCTTTGTTGCGTTGTTCTTTAAAATTAGTCTTACTGTTTCGTCGCATTCTTTTTGATTTTGTGGTTTATATAATATAACATTAGGTAAATGTTCTTGAACATATTTCTTAAACATCTTCCAACGTAATGGGAAGCTTTCATTAGCTCTACCTTTACATTCAATGATAAATCCTTTACCTATAAAGTCTGGTGTATAAGATATATTTAATATCTTTTTATGTCCACGATCTTTATAATCACCTTTACCATTAGCACATCTCTCAAAAGCTGAAGACTCAAATTGATATGCTGGAAATATCTCGTAAGTATGTCCTTCATATACAGCTTGTATCTTAGCTTTTTTAAGAGCAATGTGCATATATTTTTCTAGTCCTGATGCAAAGGTTATCCCGTCAACCACGACTTTACGTGATTGAACAGGACCTTTTTTTCTTCTAAACTTTTTTCTCATCTTCTAAACATTTTTTAGCTGCTTCGATATACAATAATGCATCCATTATTTCTTCTTGTACATCGGTTAAAAACATAAGTAAGTCTTTCTTACCAGTTTCTATTTCGTTTTGCATTGTTTGACCATATTTCTTTTGACCAATAATGCTACGATCGTCCATCTTCCTT